CGATGTCGTCCAGCTTCTGCACGGCGGTCTTGACTTCTTCGAGGGCCGCAGTCTCCTCGGGGGTGAGCTCACGATTCGCGAGGGCCGCAGTGAGCTGTTCGATCTTACCGGACAGGTCGCTGATCTTGCCACTGATCTCGCCGAAAGCCTTGTTGGCCTGACCCGCGAGGTTGGAGAATGCTTCGGTTACCGTCGACATCAGTTCGTCCTGCTTTCGGTCGATTCGTCTTAACAAAGCAACGATGATGTTCAGGTTGAAAAGGAATTCCAACATGTCCCCACCGTTCCCGTCGTTGTCCGCCTTGCAGCCCCAAGCCTACCACAACGGCGCGGTAACGCAAGGGCCTCCTACTAGTTAAAGAGCTGCACAATGAGCGGTGCAATGTTGGCTACGAAACTGAGAACCGCAGCACCTATCTTTCCGCCAAGCACTACGTTATCGAGCGTGAAGCTTCCCATGTCTATCCTTCCTTAATTCCGTAGGTATTTTGGAACGAGCCTTGCTATGCCAGGAAACTTGAGCTGGCAGCCCATGAGCCGCGTGAACGGTAATCGGTGGGCAACGCTCTTCGCATTCGCATGCATGGAGGATCGGCATACACCAACACTGCATGCCGGGATAGTGGTCCATGGTGTCCCGACCAGGTGCAGGGATGGCGTGCAGCGTCATCGTCCCTTCCTGATCCTTCGAGTATCTGCTGCCTTCACGTGCGCGGGTACCTTCGCGAGCTCGGGCTCATGAAAGGTAATCACGTTCACAGGTACTTCGTATTGTGGATCGTCCGGATCCTTCTGCCATTCGTCGCCTTCAGCATTGGTCCACTTGTAGGGGTACGAATCCACATGATCCAAGCCCTTGCCCCGAGCAGCGTAGCGCTTGCGACGAGCAGCATCCAGCCTCGCCTTGAGGGACTGAACTGTCTCGTCCACATCGGTCTCATTGGCAATGCGATCCTTCTCCCACTTGTCGCGTAGCAGTGGGTCCACTGGTGGAGTGGTCATGGGCTTGCCTGCCGGACCATGATGCTCAGGCACGTCAGGTGTGAGAGGTACGAGCTCTACCTCTTCACCAGTCTCCATATGATCCATAGCAGGATCAAGGTTGTGGCTATCGTCGTATACCACAGCAAGATCATCATAGCCTTCGATCACCTCTGCATCTACTGCGTTCTCGAGCGCGCGCATAGCACGCGAGGCGGCACGACTGCCACCCCCAATGACCATGTCGGTCATCATGACTTCGAAGGGCTTGTCCTGGGTGTGGATCACCACGTCCGGATTCTTACCGCGTACGCGCTCATATATGAACTGAGCGGCACGTATACGAACTTCAGGTTCATAAGCTGAGCCACTGGCTATCTCAGCCATGGTGTCCACAGCCTGAAGCAAGTTCTCCCTCAGCCTAGTATCAGCTCTTTCGAAAAGCTCTCGCTGGGCAGATTGAAACACAGCAGCCGGAACAGAACGAAAGTTAGTCCACGTTCCATCCTTCTTGCGAAGCTGACCCCTGGCAAGTTCCTCATCGTCCATGTCCTTGGGATCAAGAAGACCATTGACGAATCTGTACTCGCGAGAAGTTTCTTGAGGTTCGCTCTTGTCCAGAGGATGCAGCGCACCACCATGCTGACTGCACCATCCGCTGAGATTGATCGCCTTACTTCGGCATGGCCTACCCGCGATAACCTGCTCTCGACCTTTTCGTATATAGTCTTGTCGAGTAGTCGCCATGCACAGGCAGTAATTCGCATCATTGATGCGTTCCCCAATAGGGCCGCGCTCTTCGCCTGCTCGTACCTTGTACGGCCCTCGCATCTTGAGGGGAACGTGGTACATGAGAACATCTTCTGAACCCTTGGGCCACAAATCCTTACGAGGATCGATATACGTGGGAACTTCCATCCCCAACTCGGGGATGTACTTCACTGGACCGTCGGGCCTGCCACGCAGGCTATCCAGTTCGAAGCGCTTGTCGATATCTAGTTCCACAAATCCATCCCCACGACAAGTTCTGAGATCTGAATATCAATTTGCTCATCTGTGAAGAAGGGGCGGGCACGCTTCATCGTGGCGAACATGTGCTGATAGATGCGCGTATAGAGAATGTCAGTCGTACGCTCAGCGAATGAGTTGCACACCGCATTCAGTTCTTCTTCTTTCAGCGCCCCCGCACTTCCAGGATTCTCCCAGCACATCGTACTGAATCCCGCGAGCGAAGGCACGAGGGCCGAGAGAGTACTGATCTCATGAAAGACATTCTTGCCGTCCTCGGTGAGAGCCTTGCCATCTTCAATCTTGCCAGCCACGGGCTGTCCTTTCGTTGCGCTCTGCGCGTGCTTGTACGTGCGTTATACCACAGGGTTAGGCGGCAGGCTAGCCCGCCATGCGTCTCCACTGCCGTCTTGGAGGCCGTCTGCGTAATGACCGGGATTGTACTTGCCGGGGTCAATGCCAGCTGGAACAGAAGGCCCTGTTTCACGTACACGAGGGGTCGCATACTGATCCAGATCGCCGGGCACATACACCCCAGTGATGGGGTCTGGATGGCTCTGCGACGGGTTAGCTACCAACGTACCCTCTACCGTCGCACCCTCATTCGCAGGATCTGTCTGATACGCCGCATTCAATAGATCCCTGTTCGTAGGAATGTAGCCCCGGTTTTGTGGCGGCACCATTCCCTTGCCATAGGAGAATTCTGATTCGCCGGGTTCTTGCCCGCGCACTAGGGGGCTCGTCATGATGCTCAGTGTACCAGCTATAGCTCCCATTCGGTACGCTTGCTTAACCGACCAGAGCCAGCTGGCTCTGCTGCAAACCATTCCACCACGACAAGATCCACTTCTTGTCCATGCAAGTTGGTAACGGGAACCCTTTTCACCCACTTGAGATACCACAGCGTATCCGCTTCGCCCATAATGCTCAGTCCTCCTTCTTTACGATGAACGGAACCACGAACCCCGAGTGCGTGTCTCCATTGCGAACCACCACTCCATTCTTCCGTATATCTTCCAGAGCCTCTGCTGCCTTCGCAAATGCCGGAGCCGCGCTAGCGATAGCCTCAGCCATCTTGGCGAAAGACTCAGCTGCATTCTTCATGGCCTCAGCCATCTTTTCCTGAGACCGAGCCTTGAGAGCGTCTCGTTCTGTCGGACCCGCCGCATCATATGCCAGCTGAGCCAATTGATCCCGATTCAGTGCCATTACCCCTACCACCTTTTCATACATATACCCTGGTAAACAGGCTATTCCGATGTTTATTCTGGCTATCGAACTTTTGTGGTAACGATGAGCGTTACCCTGGTAACGATGCCATCGTTACCTCATATCCCCTGGTAGAAGCCTTTTCGACCCCCTTGGTAACGAGGTAACGAGGTAACGATGTACTTATACGCATGTGAGGAAAATACAACCCTAAGAACCTCGTATAGGGCCTTACGTATTACGTATATAGAGAAGGTAGGGCCGTTAAGCGTTACCGCGTTACCAGGGCTCAAAAACATGCCCCCACCTGCGCAGATAGGGTAACGCGCACCGCGTTACCCCCATCGTTACCCATCGTTACCCTATCCGCGTCCATAATTTAATCCTTTACTTCTCAGTACTTTGTTCAGAGATTACTTCGAAACCCCTTCCCTGCACCTTAGGATTACCACCCGTGAGACGAACTCCGCTCCATCCACGCTCCACAGACTTACCGTTCTTCACCGTCTGAGTTTTCTTTCCGGTGAAGTCTGCGATAGCCCGCGACAGCCTACGCTGATCCATGCGCTTGCTTTCGTGGATTCCCTGCTCGTCTGCCCACACCAGATAGCGAGAGAACACGAACTTTGCGTACAGTTTGTCCTCGGGCTTGTCCGTGACCTTGATGTAATCCTCCACGAATTCACCGATCGAGGACATCTCCCCGATGAATTCCTTGGTGCGTTGCGTCACTACGCGCGGCCAATTATTGGACCGAAGCACTCCTCCCCCACTGGCGGAATAGGCGTTCCAGCCCTCCAAAGCCCATGCGATTACTGCATCTCGACCCTGCGTAGCCAAGAAATTGGCCTTGTCCAAGTCCAGTTGTGAATCAGGCATTACCTCGTCAAACGGCACCGCCACGATGCGGCGCTTAACCGCCGTGTCGATACCATTGATTCGAGGTACTGAGTTGGTCGGTCCAATGAAGGTAGCGGTCTGCTGGAACTCTACGATCTGATCGCTCTTGGCATAGTTATCACGAACCGAGAGGATATCCTCGGAGGCCAGCCGCTTGAGGCTGTCGTTCGTAATCCAGTGTCCGTCACCGAACTCGGGCAACTGAACGAGGCGCTTGCCCCGAGTCTTCATGATTTCCGGGTTGCGGCCACCGTCCTTGTCGTTGAAGACATCGCCATTCGAGCTAGCGCCATACGGCCCGAGAGCCTTCTGCAGAGCATTCACGAGCATGGACTTACCGGTACTGGACTCACCATGGAAGAAGTAAATCTGACGAGAGGGATTTCCGCCATACAGGGTATATCCGAGGATGGCTTGTACGAAATGCCACAGCTCCAGGTCTGGGACGAAGGTCTTCTGATAATCCAGAAGAGCCAAGTAGCCGGGATCCTTAACCGCAGCCAGTTCCCGCAGGCTTTTGCCGATGAAGGGGCGTCCGACGGACATACTCACACGATCGTCAAACGTCTTGTCTCGGAACTTCCAGGGCTGTCCGGGAAGCAACTCGACCACCCCGTCATCAAAGCCCAGGAGATGCGGCTTATGATCGAAGAAGGTATCCTCCACTCGGATATCGGGTAGAGTACCTAGCATCGTGAGGCAGTTCTTGATCGTAGCTGCGTTGCCCGCGCTCTCGTAGAGCTGGCGATACTTGCGCATCTCGCCCCCGGTGAGCTTGGCCTCGGGATCATCTGCGGCCACCTGCTCGCGATACTTCTGGAGAAGCTGCGTATACTTGGTCTTATACGCCTTGGAGATTGCCTCCACGAGGCGCATAGCCAGATCGTTATCCTGTCGCCAGCCGAACTCAGTACCGTCCAGCTTCCAGAAGAACCACTTGGAGGTATCGCCGCTGCCCACTACCTTGACTCGCTCGGCGGTGAACATGTCCCGGAACATCTCGCCTCGGCCCCGATCGCTATGATCATACTCCTCCAGATCTCGGATCTGACCGATACCGCTGGGGATGCCAGCCTGTTCCAGTTCTCGCTGAGTCTCCTCCTGATCATGGCAAGTGCAGCCCGTCTTGAACGGATTGCCTCCGTCCTCGAAGACTTCATCCGCCATACCCTTGATCTTGCGAAGGGCTTCCACTCGGCTACGGAAGATTTCCCCGCTGGCTTCGGTGAGATGGCGCTTCTGTCCGTGTACGGTGTTGCCCTTGAGAACTGTACGGGTCCACAGTTTCTCTAGCCTGGCGGAAGTGAGCAGAGCACCGCGATGTCCTTCGAGCGCATAGTTGTAGATATTCCAGTGCATCTCCACGATCTTGTCGTGCGAAGATTCACCGGTCTTCATCCGCTCCTTGTGCGTCTCCGCAGCCTTACGGACCGTCTTGCATGGAGCCGCAGACTTACCACCCGGAAAGTTCTTTGCGGCCCAGGAGAGCAGCTCCCGTTCCGTGGAGGTGATGTCCCGAGCCTTGAGATCATCCCGGATCCCACCTCGAGACAAGAACAGAACCCAAGCCTCCGGCAGGTCGGGCAGCTCTTCCACGTACGGGATTTTGATGCTGGTTTTTTCCTCAAGGAACCGTACGGTCGCACCATATCCACTTGCGATATATCCTTCAACCGACTTATCCCGAGGACCTTCGGTGCGCTCGTGTCGTTCTGAGACGGCCTTGATCTCTACCCGATACCCGCTGGGGATTTTATCAAGGGGCTCGCCCGGCGCAAACCAGCGGTACTCGGCCTGTACGTCTGGGTGGTAGCTTGGAGGGGCCGCAGTGTAACGGTGGCTGTACTGCACCACATCAATAGCGTTGGCAGCCTTACCACTAAAACTCAAGCCGTGCTTCCCGCCTAGCTTACTACCTGGGAGATATTTATTCGGGATACGGAAGAAACGGATACCGGAATGGCCGTCCGTCCTGGCGGAAGACGTCCAGGTGACGGGCAGTTTCCCGAGTTTCTTCTCCAGAGCGGCCAATTCATCCGCTCCGTGCTTGGCCTCGTAATGGTCCACGTCGATACCTATGACGCTGTGATCCATGCGGAGACCGATGTTGCATACGTCCGCTTCAAAGTGCTGCGGACGACCGTCCACCCGAGCTTGGAAACCGTCAGCCAGATACTCTGTGACACGTTCCAGTCGATCCTCGGGGACAGGATTCTTCTTACCGGTCGCGCCTTCTGGTGGAGGAAACTTATCTCGTGGGGGCAGGGGAAAGGGAATCCATCCTCGTCGATGGTATTCCAAGGCTGTGAGCCGGAAGGGCTTCACACTAATCATGTTTCTAACATTGTCGCCGTCATTGCCGACATTTTTCAAATCACCCACGGCAGCCCTTTACCCTAGATCCAACACCAACTGGACTAAGCCGACCGCAGAATCGGCGTCCTATTTCGCTCCCCCGGCTCGCTCATCGCAGTGGTCAGTCGCTCCAGGACCGAGGCATTCGCCACGTCCAGGTTAACCGGCTCCCGTTGCGCATGTCGCAGAGCATTCAATCCTACCGTCATCATATACCGGATGGCGGAACTATCCGAGATACTCATTCCCTCAGCCAGATCTTTAATGGCCTCTACTTCGTCATCGTTGAAGTAAACCCGAATTCCGTTCACCCTTGGTTCAGCCACGCAAGTCTCCTATTCACACTAAACGCCTATACCGACCTGGCGCTGTACCACACTACCAGGTCGGTATGGACGGTTACGCGGTTTCCTCACATCGAAGAGGAGGTCCGTATTTCTCTCCGGGTGCGTAGAACCAGGGCCACGCAGCCGCTCTCAGCTCAGCCGCCTTTCTTCCGGGCTGGGAGGCTCGGCGCAAGAACGTCAGCGCGTGCCGTGTCGCGTCGCGTGCGTGCTGCATCCCTCCCTCGCTAGTGTAGAATCCCCAGACCTTCAGGCGCTCGTCCGTTGCGCTTGTTTTCGCCTCGGACGGGGATTGCGTGAAGTAGTTGCGTCCGTCGAGGTACAGGTACTGCTCGATTTTCGCAGTGATCCTTTGCGGGGAAAGGAGATCTTGATCCTTACTGAATTGTCTGAGAATGAAAGACTCAACCACGATGGCAGAGCCGTCATAAGCTCGGAGCAACTTTCCGAGGACAGCTGCTCCAGCAGACTCTCCAGCAGTAGAGATCCCTGCGTAGAGACTATTTCCCAGATTGCCTTTTGTTGAGCCGCAGTCAACTTGACCAATGCGCCATTCCTTTACCGACCGTAAGACGCTCGGGCCCTCGGGTAGCAAGGCTTCTGGCGGAACTTTCATCAGGGTCCACCCAGTAGTTCCGCCAGGATCGATACCGATGATCTCAACCATGCGCGGAACTTCTATTTCCTTTACTACCCGAGGACGCCGGTCTGCGTCCAGGTCATCGACCTGGGGTTTCACTCATGACTCACTCTCCCGGGGTGTACGCCTCCGAGTCGTATCCCACGGGGATGTTCTGTAGCGCACAGCGCTGTTCGGGGAACCGAAGTTCCAACGTACGGATTGCGGGGGCATTCGGACCCCATCGCCAGGAGTCCAGGATCCGGCAGATCTGGAGCTTTCCCGGGAAACCTTCGAAACGGTTCGGCATAGGCGCGGGCACGGGGCCACCCTGCGCGCTGCCCGGACCCCAATTAGAGGGGTCCAGCTGCACTCCTGCGCTCGTTGACGGCACGGGTGCGGTAGCGGCATGGGCCGAGCCACACTCAGCCAGGATCAGGGCCAAGAACATCACGACCAAACCGATTCCCACAGCGATCAGGTGCGGTTTGGCGTTGTGCTGGTTCCGATCCCACCAGTTTCGCTTCCAACTGGGCTTGCCCGTTTCGTCCCGAATGGATTGGGTCATCTTCGCGGGACGTGGATTGCCTTCCTTATCCCGATAGACCGGAAAGATTTGTGTATCCGCGCTCATCGCGCGGAAAGAATTCGTGGTGGGTCCCTCGCGATGAGCACCGCCTTGACGGGGAAGGGACTGGGTGACGTACTTGTCAGGATTCACGAGAACCGCTGCTCCATACTTGGACGGAATTCGGTATAGTGTGGGGAGAGTTTTGCTGTCGCCTGCGCGATAGCGGCTGATAACTTCAGGCATCGTAGACCTCCACGAAGGGGAGTTGGGCCGCCTGTTCGGCATTAACCCGAATGGTTACTTCGAACATATCGTTCATGCCGTCGATTTCGACGGCTCGTGCGCGAACCAGATGCCCCGTGATGATCGGGGTGTGGTCGTGACCCTCGCCGGTACGGAAGAACATCCGCACCAAGGGGCTGTTAGCGAGAATCTTGTCCTTCACGTACAGTTTCCGCTGTCGCTGAGCGCCTTTTACGAGTGATTCGATGTCGAGGGGGTGCTCGTGCGGGCAATCTGCGTTGGCGGAAACAACTTCGTTAGGAGAGATCATTCGCCTTCCTCCTTCCTTTTTCTTGGGGACATTGGTTTCGAGAAACCTGGATAGTAGCATGTCTAGAAATCTCACTTTCTTTACCTAAGCCGATACCCGTGTCGGGGCGTATCCGTGTCGTTGAAGTTTTGTCTTGAGATGTCCCATGATCATCCTTACATCGGGTGGTTACGAAGACCGAGATTCTCGGCTACAGCTTCGCCGGACTTTGCGAGCATTCTCTGGACGGCTTGTAAGTCCAGTTGATCGGTGGTGTACTCCTCGGTGTAGAATACAACCCTCTCTCCATTCTCGGTAGGGATCGCTACCTCGACATATACGGAGGATTGGGGATGATCGCCCTTGAGTTCGGGCATGGTCTTCGCCTCACTTATTTGTGACGGCCATTGGTTTTGTAGAGGGGCATTGTCTTGAAATTCTTGAGAACGTCCATCCACGGCTGGGTCGCTGCATTGAAACCCGCTGAGTATGCGTCTACGATCAGCTGGTAAACTTCTTCCGAGATGCCCTCCTTCTGGATGGCCTTAGCCATCTCATTCTTGTCTTCACTGCGAAGCTTGGCCCGACGGGCGAGCACAAGGGCTCGTTCCGCCACGACGTTCATCTGTTGGATCATGCCCTCACGGGTCAGAATCTCAGCCATTGAACAGCGTTCCGAGAGTGCTATCCGGAGCCACCGTCAGAGACAGGAACTCCCCGATACGGCGATAGGCTTCGGATGCGTCGTGTCCGTCCCACTCCGCAGCCCGTACACGGGGATTGATCTGGAACAGATCCCACCACATAATCTCGTAATGGAACGAGATCTGTCTGAAGGATCCGTCCCGCTGCTCCAGCTCGGCCATGACGATGAACCATCCGCCTTCGAACATGGTTCCGTCCGCGTGGAGCTTGGACTTCTGCACGCTGCGGACTCGCTTGTGCGGGAACTGCCAGCCCGACCACTCGTTGAACAGCGCCGCGTTCAGGAGCATCCGAGCGAAGTACAGATCCTTGAAGGTGTGATCCCCGTCGCTGATCTCAGATACGCTCCGGGCCGGTGCGATGACGATACCGGGGTTCGGGATCTCCACGTTCACGTTGTTCTGGACCGCCGTCCAAGCCGCTTCGCCTGCGGCCTTCTTGAAGTTGGCGATCTGGTTTGCCTCGGCGATCGCCTTGAAGATCGGGTCGTCGAGATTCAGACCGCCGTCCAGATCCACCTTGCCGGTGATATCCTCGTAGTCGTCGGATCCCATGGCCCTGGGTGTCTGTCCCATCTACTTCTTCTCCCGCATGATCTTGTCGTAATCCTCGTACACCTTCATGAGATGAAAGCCGGGGAACTTGGGCATCTCCGCCAACTTGGACGGGTCCTTGAGGATCTTCTTGTCCCATTCCTTCTTGCAGAGATCGATCATCTTCTGGTAGCCCGTGACCATCAGCTTCGCACCGACCCAGCCCCAGAAAGTACCGGGAAACTGCATGGCTCGCAGCTTCTCGACCATGTCAACAACCTCGGGGAGGCTGCATTCGTCGATGTTGCTCACCTGAATCTCGTAGTACTTCTTCACTGCTTGTGCTCCTTGATGACCTTCTCGATCACGGCCTCGAGACCGATGAAGGCCAGCTTCGCCGCCGTGGAGACAGCGACCGCCATGAACAGCTTCTGAAAGAACGTCTTCACTTCCATTCCTTTCCGCAGGTGCATACTTCGTAGGTGGGACCTTGCCCCAGGACTTCTTCGAAATTACGGCAGATGAGATGTCCGAGGCCGTATTGGTGCCAGAACTGATCCAGCCAGCGCTTCATTGCCTCCCCGGCGTGAAATCGAAAGCCTCGCCCTTCCAGGTAGACGAAGCCTGGAGAGTCTCTTTCAATGCGAGGAGATTCTTCAAAACGTACTCGGCCAGGATGAAGTCCGGAATATTCAGTTCGTTATCCACCGAACAGATATTGATGGACTCTCGGATCTTCTCGTAGAACTCGGAACGATCCTCACCGCTCACGATCAGCTGACTCATTCAGAGCCTCCTGTCCTTGATGTTCTCTTGCGCTTCCTGGCTCCGCCACAGGCCATCCGGCTGGATAGCCGCATTGGGATGGAGCCATTCCTGCGGATTGATGGCCGGGATACCGACCCTGGTTTCTACGGTGGGGAACGGAGGAGATGTGGGCATCCCGAGATCCACCAGCGGATCGTAATCCGGAGCCACCGGCACGAGCCATTCCCGATTCCACTCGCTACTAGGACGGCCGATCTTGGCGTTGGCCTGCACCCGATCTCGGATGTTGCAATACCGATCGAAGTCGCTCTCGAACTGGCACTTGCCGGTCTGATAGCAGATGGGGAGGAACTGATTCGCCATGGCGTCGAACTGCCAGCCCGAATTCGGAGAATCCTGCCACTCCCCGTACTCATCTTGGCCATCTCTGGCGTAGACCTTGGTGTGCCCGTAGGTTCGCATAGCCGCGAGCAGCTGATCCCACACCTGCCGGTGTTCGAACTGTGCTTGAGTGCACAGCCGTTGGCCAGCCATGCCCATCAGAGCCCTCAACGAGATCACCATGTTGACCTTGGTGAGAATGTTGTGCGGGAGCAGCCCTCGGGCGTCCTCCGCAGGCATTCCCTGATGGATCAGAATGTTGTACGAACGTGCCAGTCGGTCTACTTCGTCATCCCACTGATCCCGCATGATCTCAGCTTCGGTCCGATTGGACCGGGCCTGTGCCCGAGCTCGATCCATGTTGCTGTTCGGGAATCCGTCGGTTGGATCCCATCCCATCTGCAAGCAGAACTCCAGAGCCCGCTCGTCGAGGTCCTTCGTACCCGCCAGGCTTGGCGGAAGAGCCACCGGGAAATCTTCCTTGACTGCAAATCGCAGAGACTCCTGTGCGTAGCTGGCGTGCCGCGTGCGAACCAGCTGATGAGTATACGACCGCGTCACGTTCTCGATGAGAAAGTGGAACACGATAGCCTCGGAAGGCATCCCGAGGATGTTCTTGCGACCGTCCTTGAAGTAATACCGCCGATCCTCGTCCGTGATCTCGGCGATATTGCGAACGCTCTTGCCCTGGTACATCATTCCGAGCTGTGCCAACTGCCCGAGCGGATCGTTGTTCGCATGGATCAGAGTTACCCGAGGAGTTAGCGCCTCGGTCTTCTCCGCCACGAACATGCTCTCGTCCGCGTACTTAGCTACCTGTTTCCCTGGAATGTATCCCAACTCCTCTTTATTCTTGCGGTCAAAGATACCTTCGATATCAGGTTCCGTCATTGTGCTCCTATGGGTTCTCGATAGAGGCGATGAACAGACCGGCGATAAATCCCAAAATGCCGCCGACGATCAGTCCAACCACCAGTCCAAATACGAAGATCACAGCGTCTCGTCCTCGAACGGGTCGAAGGGAGGGAGGCTGTCTAGATGCATGGCCTGGCGAACCGGCTTCATCGTCTCCGGATCTACCTCAACGCCGTTGGCGAAGACCTTACCGTTTCCGGTATTAATCAGTTGAACATCTTCTGATGCTTTGGGCTGGTTGATCGTCGCTCCGGTGTTTCCGATGGCGGTGGGGAAGTTCCGAAACTGAATCTCGATACCCTGGGCCGCAGCGTAGCTGATCTCTTTCTGAGTGGACTCTCCGACGTAATTGTCCACCATCACGACGATCACTCGGGTGCTCATGGCGATCTTGTCCATGTGCAAATCGTCCAGTTGCTTCTTCTTGCGATGGGTCCCCTCAGCCTCATCATCCAGAATGGATACGTCCACGAACGGAGCAAGTACCACAGCTCCATCCATGGTCATCACCTTGGCGACTTCCACCATCTGACCCCAGAACCGCATACTGCCGCACAGCGTGACGATCTGTCGGTCCGTTCGAATGGCGTTAGCTCCTACGCCCATTTCAGCCTCTCTTCATGTCGTTCTCGGCGATGTCTTCCAGGGTGATGCAGATGATCTTCTTGCCGTCGGCATTAGTGTCGAACGTATAGGGCAGACCGATCTTCTTCAGGTATTCCACGAAGGTGGAAGCCTGCTGTCCGAGGAGGGCCGCTACCGTCCTCATACGAGCTTCCGCCAGCGCTCGACGCTGGGGAGATATCTCTCCAGCCATTGCCGGTCCGAATCGGTTCTGAAACATGGCGAAGTCCAGCTCCGTCAGTCCCTGGCCGATCGGCTCACCGGTCTCTGGATCGTGCGTGTTCGCCGGAAGGTTGCTCGGCTCATCCTCGAGGAACTCAGCCGCCTTTTCGAAGCCCTTGTCAGTCACTGATCGGGGTTCCGTTCTCGTTCAGCTTCCAGCCGTGCCGATTCAGGATGCCCTCGATATCCGGGGGTTCCCAGGCTTCGGGCTTCACGACCTTGCCTTTGTCGTTCAGCTCCAGTGGAGCCAACGAGCCGTCCACCTTGGACAGGTTCGCTCGTGCCACTTCGTTCATGAGATCCCGAGCGCAGTCTGCGCCGACGTAGGTGAGCAGCGTTCCCATCATCACCCACATGGAGTCGATGAGGCCGTCCACCGCTTCGACCAGATCGTCCCGAGCCTCAGCGACCATGTACTCCATGATCTCGCCGTGGGTTCCCATGAGCATCTCCCACCTGTTCTGGCGGAGGTCCGAGTAGAAGTGCGGATAGCCGATCTCTCCGAGCTGACCGGCCTGCCGCATGAAGCTCAGAACCTGATCCTCGATATTCGAGGGCTTAACTACTTGTGTCATTCATCATCTCCTGATAACGGTCTTACTCTTTTCTTGTCTCTGATCCGTTCGCATTCTCTGCAAACTCTGCCTCTGACTGAATTCCTGGTATTCTCCTTACTAAATTCGTGATTGTTTGAACAGCGGGTCTTTCGAGAGTTGTTTGCTGCCACTCCAGTTCCACGAAGAATATTTTCTCGTTGAGTTTTTGGCTCAAGATGAAGAGGATTTACACATATCTTATTATTACAGATATGATCAAGAACTAGCCCCTCTGGAACTGACCCAATCTCCAATTCATAGGATACGACGTGGACATATTTGGGGACGGTAAATGTGTAGCACTGTCCGTATTTCCCAGCTCTTCCAGCCGTCCAGTTCCAGCAAATTGGAGTTATGTCCACTCGACCCCAGAACTTGATAATGGCCTGAGCTGATGTATATCTAGTCACCAGATATCACCCAGAGATCTTTTACGTGGATTGAAATACCGAAGTCCTCGCGCTTGGTGCCCCGGATCAGAACCAGATCCTCTTCAGGATTCAGTTCTTCCAGAGCCTCCTGGAACTTCGGATACTGCCACCTGTTGAATCGCAGGTAGACATCTTCGTCACCCTCGTCGTAGGCGCGCACTACGCATGACTTTCGCAATTCGGGATCCCGCATATTGGCCAGGATCTCCTCCTCGTCTTGGCCAGTGCGAGTACGGGTCGCTTCTACGTAGTCCTTGTAGTTAAGGCTCCGGGCGATACCGAGCCAAGTCACAGTATGAACCCCATCGCGCGGCATCTCAGTGGAGTGGTGGGACGGAGCGGGTAACATCTCCATCCCATCCTCTCCATTCTGAATTGCTGTACGCACCGGGCCGACCTTGCGCTCTACCGCGTGGATCCCGAAAGGATCCTCCGCCTCCGCAAACTCCTTGATCTTTTCGATGGTCTTGGGACCAATCCCCTTGACGGCGATGAGATCGCCCCACTGATAAGGAGCATTGATCCCAGAAGATGACAGCTCTCGAAACTCTCTCTCGTCCTTCCGCCACTGAAGTATGTTCTGCGTCGTGGCCGGTCCGATTCCGGAAACCTGCATGAAGCCAGCCAGGACCCGTTTCGAATCCGTGTCGGCTGTCCAGTTCGGTCCCGAAAGCTCGATGTCCGGGGGCGCAATCGTAATCCCGTGGCGGATGGCGTCTTGCATGAGCTTGCCTCGGTCATACAGATCATCCTTGCCGTCGCCGACCTTTGTGAGCTGGGCGGCGTAGAAAGCAGTCGGGTGGTACAACTTCAGGTACATGCACCAGAATGCAAGCAGCGAGTAGCTCACCGAATGACTCTGGTTGAAGCTGTAGGTAGAGCTCGTAGCGATAAAGTTCCAGATCCGGCGAGCTAGATCCGCCTTGATCCCATGGGTCTTGAAACATCCTTCCTCGAATTCCTGGTATGCATTAGCCATGGCCATCTGGCCGAGTTTCTGGCTAATGATACGACGGATATCGCCGACGCGCGCCATTGGGAATCCTGCGAGATCCTTGACGATACTGAGAACCTGTTCTTGATATACAATCTGACCATAGGTCCAGCCGGTCAACCGGTCAACGACCGGGTGCAGCTTCTCAGCCTCCTTTCTGCCGTGCTTGACGTGGCAGTACTCAGCGGTCATTCCAGAGAAGAGCGGTCCGGGGCGGGAGAGAGCATTGATATCCGCCAGGTGCCCGAAGTTGTCCGGGACAACATCAGCGTTGACGATTGCCGTGGCCCGGCCTTCAAATTGGAATATTCCCGTGAGGTCGTTATCCTTAAATGCACGTAGGGTTCGTTCTTCGGTGATGGGGACACGATACAGATCCTCCAGGTCCATGCCAATGATGTCCAGGGCAATACCGATCATGCCCATGGTGGACAATCCCAGGAAGTCCGCCTTCAGCATACCGAGGTACTCGGTGTCCTTCTTGTCGTACGCCACCACGGTTACGTTCTGGTCCGAGTTGGCTTTCGGCCGCGTGTAGACCGCGCAAGTGTCCGTGATGGGTGCATTGGAGATTACAATACCGGCGGCGTGAACCCCGAGTCCACGGTAGTTACCCTCGAGCCGCTCGGCGAGAGCGAATTCTGGATGCCGATCCAGAACTTCCCTGGCTTTAGGGAACATGGCAAACGTATCTGCAAGAGATTCTGACTGGCGAGCGTCACCACCCGACCTCTCGACGATGAGATCCTTGATAGCGTTAGCCTCGTACCCCGGAATCCGGTACACTCGTGCAATATCGTCAATTGAGTTCTTGCCCTTGTACCGTGTAAAGTTTCCAATATTCCCAACACGATCGGCCCCGTAAACCGAAACAAGGTATTTCCGGACCTCATCTCGGCGATCATCGGCGAAATCGAGGTCAACGTCAGGGAGGTCGAGACGATTGGGGTCGATAAAGCGAGCAAACAACATGTTGGGAAACTGCATCGGATCCACTTCAGTGATCCGAAGTAGGTAGCAGGTGAGAGACGCGGCAGCTGAACCGCGAGCGGGTCCCACAGGGATCTTGTGATCCTTAGCCCAGGACACGGCATCAGACAGCATGGCGAAATAATGCAGGAATCCTTTCTCAGAAACCTGCTCCATTTCGTATTGAAGGCGGTCCACGTACTCCTTCGTTCGGGCGTCAGAGCGGACCATCTCGGAATTACCCTCAGCCCGAAAACGCCAGCCATCCCGAAGTTTCTGCCATACGTATTCTTCAATAGACCCGTATTCTCGTACGAATCCCTCTTCGTCTTCGGGCTCTCGTTCCCACGCCCAGGTTTTATCCATTCCATCCATGTCGGAACCAGGATAGGGGAACTTAATCGGCTCGTTTCTTGGAAGAGATACTGTGCACTCGTCTGCGATAAGAGCGGTTGCATCAATTGCAGCTCGCGCATCTACCTTAGAGAGTCCTGTTGCGACCAGGTCATCACGTATTTCCTTGTCCGAGGTAGGATAGGTGAGCAGGATGTCGTACTCCCAGCTCGCGTCTACCTGCTCTACAGTTCCTCCTCGGTGGGCTGCGTGGAGAACCCGTTGCATTTCATTATCGTTTGGAAATGGGTAGTGGACATCAGAGCTTGCGGCGAGTCGAGCTCCAGTAATTCGTGAAAGCTCTGCAAAAGCAGGATTAAGAACGCAAGTTCGCTCCAGGCCCGGAAAGCGTTGTACTTCCAGAAAGTACCATTCCCCAAATATGTCTTGATATCGCTCAATGACCTCACGAGCTCGGGCAAAATCTTCTCCGGAGTACTCCAGTCGTTTAGGGCCAAGTTCCTTTCCACCGAGTAAGGTACAAGATAGGAGTGAGTCAGCACACCCGCTGAGTACCACGAGGCCTGAGCCGAACTCGTTGAGAAGTCGAGCAGAAGTTGTCGGCCACTGGAAGAAGTGATCTCTCCAGCTGGCGGAGACCATCCGATTGAGATTGCGATAGCCTTCTTCGTCTCGAGCGATAACAGTTTGATGGAACTTCTTACGAGTTCGGATTGGGCGACCATCGTCGGCTTCGAAATCAGTCGGTGCCGTATAGAGCTCGCAGCCGTAAAGGGGTTTAATCCCATAGTCCTTGCAGGCTTTCTCGAGCTGTACGTGGGAGCTCGTATTCCCATGTTCTGTCAGGGCGACAGCCTTCATGCCCAGTTCCGCCACGCGGGCCACATGGGATTTTACGGGGCCGAATCCATCCCCGTACGAGAACGTACTGTGGGTATGAAGGCTGACGTATCGCATTATGCGCCCCACCTAGCCTTCCACGGAGCCTGAATCCTGCAAGACTCCGCCTTCTTGGCTCTGTCTTCGGGAGACAAGTTAAGCACTCGCCCCTTATTGGCCACGCTCATCCTCCTCTTAGTCTCTTCAGAAGCCGTATATCGATGAGCCAGCTTATGACAGCTAGGGCATAGCCAAATGACGTCCAGCGCATCCTCGTATCCATTGTGGTGATGGCCTTGAATTGCCCGACGACCATTCTTGGTTGGAAGTGGAGTTTTCCCACATTCTTGGCACTCCGAGGAAGGTATCAGTTTCCCGGCCTGGACAGCCCTCCACATCCTTAGTTGTGCAGCGCTCTTGGTGCTCATGAGTTCCTGAAGTCGCTCTTGAGCTTCTCGATCTCGTATTCGCGATCGATCACTTTCTGCTCCATCTCGGCCATCTTGATGCGGTGCCCGATGTACATCGAGAGCCACACCGAGCCGAGAATCCAGCAGACCAAGATAAGAATCAACAAGTGCCAGAATGTCATCGGATTGCTCCTCCTTCGTTTTCCCATTCTTCAATCTGCGGTTGCATCAGCCACTCCCAGAATTCCGGACCGAAGAACAATGCCGCGAAATTGGCATCGATATCCTTGATTTCGAAGGCCACCGAGAACTCTTTCAGTCCGCTCATGCCTGCGGGTTGTCCACGATCTTCCGAGCCGTCCCCACGAAAGGGCGACCTTCAACAAATCCTTTGGTCGGATTGGCCTCGCCGACGACGGGATATCCTCCGGGATATCCTCCGGTGGTCTGGAGGAATCCCTCGGAAAGCTTTACGGTCTTCGGCTTCGCGTCCTTGAGGAACAGCAGGGACAGCAGGCAGTGTCCGATAAGGTCCTTGATCACTTCTTCGGCGGTCTCAAATTGGAGGCCAGAACCGTCCTGGTCCCACATCTCCTGCTTGAGCTTGGCGATCTTCCGAAACATGTCCGACCACTGCCCGCGTACGCCGAGCGTGGCAGCGATGTCGATCCCCTCGATCTTGTAATCCTTGTTTTTGGCCAGGAAGAGCTCGATTACTCCAGGGAGAATCTCGTTGAGGATACGCTCTGCCTGCTTGGTTTCCGGATGAAAAAGCAAATCTACGCTGCAAAATACCGAATCCGAACTCATTGCGCCTCTTTCTTGTAGATCCACTCGGGCTTGGTCCCGGTGGCTTGCAGGACCTCGTTGAAAGCATCCGTCACTAGAACGCCTTTGTGCCACTTTCCGTACCTTCCGACGAACATCCAGTTCGGGGGAGGAGGGATGGGGCCTGCCTCGAACCGCAACGGCTTGATGATCTCCGAGATTCCGGGAATGGGCGGCTTCGTTCCGCCAGGCCATTCCACGGTCGTGTAGTCGAAGACACGGCTCAGTCGGGTCCAGCTGGGCTCGGCCTCCCCGTTGCAGATGATCATGTTGTCCTGAGGAGTGGTGAACGGGCAGAACTGGCCGTGCTCCGGCGCATCCCCCAGAACCCATCCGCTGGAATGAATGAACTGATCCCCCGGCATCTTCCAATACGTTCGGGGAACGGTGGACACCACCAGATCGTATTCGTGCAACTTGCCGCGCGAGATGGCTGCCGGGATGTTCCAGTGTCCCGCGTTGTTGTTGCCTTCCGGCTTCATCGGGATCTCGAACTCTTGCACCATCCGGCCGTACTCGGCCCAGAGCCGATCGTATGCGAACCGGATATCCCACGCCTGATCGTGCTGTTCGAAATCCTCGGGGAGGATGACGCCATCCCAGGCGGGACCGTGAACCTTGCGCCGATACTCTGCGGGGGAGCCATCCGTGCGATACGTGATCTCAACCTTTCGGTCGAAGTCACTGATCCCGGGGATGGGCTCGTGCAGATATTGGCTACCGAATAGGAAGGACTTACGACGCTTGGACAAGATGGTGAAGTCCACTGCGTTCATCGCGCAGGCGTGCGCCGCCAACAAACCGGTCGGGCCACATCCCAGAATGGCTACTTTCACGTTCCCTCTACTTCCCTCGGTGTCATATCGAACTTGGGTCCATACCACTCAGGCCGTAGCTTGAGTAATTCTGAGCGGTGCCCGGTAAGCACGTTAACGTCGGTAGCCCATGCCGGGCGGCTGTACGACCATCCCTGCTCTCGAATTATGCGCTGTTGCCGGGCAAACCAGGGGGCCTCGGGGCGAATCTTGCCTCCAGAGAGAACCCAATGCCGATTGCACAGAACCGCGCCGTAATTCGCCAGAGCATGTTCGTGTCCGGTCCAAGCCGTAGTCACGTCGAGCCAGCTAGGCGTTTCCTCTGGCGGAAACCGGGGCTCATCGGACCCCATAAGCCACGAGAGAACATGCACAGAAGTGTTGATGCACTCGTCCAGCTCCTCCAGATGGAGATCCACAGCTGTCCGCCAGAGGCCGAGCCGGGTCATGTAAGTCTGCACTTCTCGCCTTTCCAGACCTAACAGGTTGTATCAGCCTACCATACCCGAGGTGTATTACGGGCCAATCCGACCTGTCATTTATTGTGGAAACGGGGACCGGCCGTCGTCAAACCGATCCCCGCTATGCCGTTGGAGTTCGTTGCAACTCTTGGCAGACCTTAGTTGCCGCTCCCCATCTGCATGTACTTCAGCAGCTGGAGCAACAGTACGCCGATGCTGGCATCGCTGGAACCCATATATTCACCTCCTTGTTAATCATCTAATATACAACAGGAAGAGAGGGGCCGCCTGTCGTCGGACCGAAGCCAGGAAAACGCCTCGGTACAGTGGCGCGGTCATTTAAGAGGAGCCAGCCGTGTGCGCTCTCTCACCCCATCCCATCACCGGCTCACATGGAGCCTCTCATGCTCACCGCGCAGCCACGTATTGTCGCTGTGATGAACACTCCACACGAACCAGTGAGTCGTTTTGGAGGGCCAGTAGTGGTAGCACCCTCCAATCTTGATTTCTTTGATGCCCTTGGATGTATAGCGGTGGCCATAGATCCAGGTCCATCGTTCAGACGGTCGCGGGTTGTAATGCAACCGGGTCTTGAAGTACCTCATCAGGTGTGATTCCCTGTGCTAGTGCATTTGCAAAGGATGCATCCCATCGGCCCATGCATATGGGACAGATGGCCGCAGTACTGGCACATCAGAACGCAGGCTCTCCGCGCTTCTTCGCGCCGGTGGTCTTCTTCGCCGAAGCCTTCTTGATCGGCGTCACGGGCGCAGCGGGCTCGTCGTCCTCGTCCTCATCTTCGTCGTCCGAATCCTCGTCCTCGTCGTCCAGGTCGTCGTCTTCGGTGTCGACTTCGTCCTCGTCGTCGTCCTCGTCCTCATCTTCGTCGTCCGAATCCTCGTCCTCGTCGAAGTCGTCATCCTCATCGTCGTCTTCGTCGTCCTCGAGATCCTCGTCGTCATCGAGAACATCCGAGCCGGTATCGATCTCGTCGTCGTCATCCTCGTCATCGTCGTCCGAGTTGACTTCGTCGTTCTGCTTCATGACGTACTTACCGGCGGACAGCTTCGGCTCGTCCTTGTAGGTCTCCGGCTTGCCCGCGATGAGGATGCGGAGCTTCTTGTCGTCCAGATCCATGAAGCGCAGCGGCCCGATCTTGAGGATTGCCCCCGCTGACTGACTGGGCTTGGACGGCAGCGCCTTCTCAGTCTGAGCACCCGTGGTCCAGAACGCCTTGCGGATCTTCGCGGCGTGTTCCGCGGAGCCGTCCGAGAGCGCGTTGAGGAGCTGGTTCACGAACGGCTTGCCCTGATCCGTGATGTTCTGCTGGAACCAGATGCCGTAGCCGTTGAACTTGGCGAACTTGTGCTTCTTCGGGACATCGATGACCGCGAGACCCTTGAGCATCGGGTCGCCCTTGCTGTTGGTCACCAGATCGAAGATCTTGACGTAGCAGGGGTAGATCCCCCGCTCGGTGGGAATGGGACCGCTGTAGCCGCCATCGGCGACCTCGTCCGCTGCGGTCGCAGCATTGCTGACATGATTTCCGAACTTGACAACGGGCATTCTTATGCCTCAACTTTCTCGACTGCGGTCGAAGTGGACACGCGAGTGGACTTGGTTTTCACGGCACCGTTTCGAGGTGCCCGCGCGGTGGTCTTTCCGCCATCGGGAGGGAAGATCATATCCAGGACTTGCTGAAGAGACCTGTCCGTGGTCTTGGGAGCCAGAACGCCCGTGCGATCCTTGCCCTGCACCACCCCGGTATCCTCCCAGGTGATTCCACGAACAATGCGGTACTCCGGTTCTCCTTCCTTCGCTTCCTTGTTCTTGACCCGCTTGGCTTGCAAGCAGCCATAGCTAGTCATGTACGAGCAGATGGTCTGGGACATCTGGTAGCCCTTGCCCTGAATGTCGGGCGTGAGGAAATCGCTTCCCTCTTCGTCCGTCTCGTTGCGGACCAGAGCGGTCCACACAACGTTCACAGGCAAGGCGTTGAAGCGCAGAACGAACCGCTTGAACATGTTCTGCCACTTCTGATGATCCTGGATCGCGGGGATGTCCAGATCGCGGTCCGGCTTCTCCTCCACCACCAGTTCGAGAATGTGACGGAGCAGAATCTGCTGCATGTGCGTGATGGAATCAATGCAGATCACGTCGTAGCCGTGATCCTCGTTGTCCTCCAGCCACTCCAGGGCTTCCATGAGGTCGTCCCAGGACTTGATCTTCCACTTCTTCGCCTTGGAACCTCGTCGCTTGGCGGAAATGGTGCCGTCGTCCTCGGGGGCGATGAACAGAACGTTGTTCGCGCTGCCTGCCCATACCGTTTTGCCTACGCCGGACTTCCCGTAGACGAGGAGATTTACCTTATCCTCTTCATCCTCGAGCGAAATGATGCTGGGATGGGTCGCCATTTACAACTCCCTTCTTGTTTCATCGTCGTCTCCCTCTTGCATGGAGACGACTCGGGCTTCGAACTTGTCGAGTAGATCTACCAGGAAATCTGCGTCGATCTTTCTGATCCGACCCAAACCATGCTGACGCCGGACTCTCTGGCGAAGGGCGTTCGATTCTTGGATGCCAAGGGTCTTGAGGCTCCTAGCCACGGGGAACCTTTCTCCGAGTATCAGCTGAGACCGAAGTCTTGCTGTTTTCTGCTCCTTCCCTGTGATCCGCATACGGGTCTCGTACGGAGTACATCATGGACTTCATGTCCTCGGTGTCTCCGGAAGTTTCGTCCAGTTCGCACAGGTCGAAGAAGTCACACATGTTGGCGCAGGCTTCGGTTGGATTCTTGGTGATCGGAATGAGACCCTGGCGCACCATGTTCATGATCTGAACCTCTTGGCCGATCCTTACGATCTGCCGATTGCGCTCTTTAGCCGTGCGCTCCACGAAGTGACGATAGAAGATTGGGCTGGGCTGAACCTTGCTGACATCTCCGCCAACCACGAGGTCGATTTTATCGGCCTCCGCCTTGAGAGCCGGAAGGGTCATTTTCATGAATCCCGTGTAAGCTTTCTCTGACTGAAATGTATCCGAAACATATTCTGTCAAGGCTGCCGCGTAGTGCTTCTTCTCGGGCTTGTTGAGCTTCAGCCCCTCAGCGTTCTCGGGGCGCGTATCCCGCCGCGCCTTCCGAAGGAAGTTGTAGATCATCCCCGAGACAGCCTCTTTGGGGCCAATCAGCCCCTGTTGACGAAGCGCGTGCGTACTAAGTGCGCAGTAACTACCGCCCTGATCGTCAAGCGTCAGATGCTTGAACGCGAAGTATCGGCAGCTCTTGTGATCCACCATCTTGATACGGCCGTCGGAATGATCCCGAATCACCGCGTCAAAAGTTCCTACGTTCTCGGCGATCGCTCGCTTCGGATTGGCCGGATCGGGGATGAGAACACGGAACCGCTGCTCGGGTGCGATGACCTCGAACTGATCGTCCAGGCCGTATCGCTCTTCGTACATCTCGAGCATCTCGCGACCGAGAATTACTGCGTCCTCATAAGTCGCAGCTTCGTCGTCACCGAAGTCCGGATACACCCGGATGCTCTCGTACGAGTCCTTCGTGTACTGCTCCCAGGTCTCCAGCAGAGGGCGTCCCCGCTTCGTGCCTGGGATGTACCATTCCGCCAAGCAGACATGGAGGCCAGTCCCGAACCACGCGGCTCCGGAGTCAGGCTTTCGGAGAACGAGGCCCTCGCGATATCCCCACCACCATCTTTGCGTACACCTGCGAAAACAGGTGCGCTCGCTCTGCCGCAAAAGCGGCAAGTCTATTTGCATGTCGCCTTATTCCTTGTTCGTTGGTATTAGCCAGAGTGCAATGTGGGCAACGACAGCCCCAGTTGACGTAAGTCGCCTTACTCCCGTGCCGTTCGGGAGGGACAGCCGCTGCATAATCATATCCGCCTTCGGGCTGAGTGTCGTCGTACACCCATACCAATTGCTCCAGTCTTCTCTTGTTTGCCTCCGGGCTGTTCGCCATTCTTAACCGGTACCTCCGGAGGAGATTGGATCATTGTCTTAGCGCTGTCTTTTCAAACCGGACTCGCACCGGGCCGCAGATTGATCCAATCTCCACCGCAGCCCAGGAGTCAACCCCTTGAATCCTGGACCCGGCCACCCTTTCAGCGCCTCACCCGGTTTACAAGCCTGGCTGCTACTGTCCCCGCGAGGGGTTAGGGAGGGGGTGGTCTTAGAACTCCCCGGCAGCGGGAACGTTGCGCCGACGCCGCTTCGGCTTGGCCTCTTCCACGACGTCTTCGCCGTCCTCGAGACCCTCCTCGTCCGAGGTCTCGGCCAGGTCGTCGTCGCTGTCCGCGTCCTTCGCAGCCTTCGCAGCCTTCTTGGCTTCGCGCTCTTCGGCGGTCTTCTCGGCCGCAGCCTTCTTCTCGGCGCGGGCCAACTCGCGCTCGGCCTTCTTGATCTCGGCCTCTTCCGCCTTCGAGCCCTTGAGGTTGTCCTTCTCCACCTTGCGCTCTTCCGAGGACTGCCAGATGCGATGCCCCATGATGAATGCCCACGCCTGATCGGCGGTGACCTCGACCGGACCGAACTCGGTCAGGAAGTTCGCGAGGGAGACGTGCGCCTCGGTGGGCTTGATGTCTTCGGCCGTGAGAGCCTGGAGCTGATCCTTGGTTGACGGTGCCATTTCGTTCCTTTAGTAGGGGCCTCTCGGCCATTCGTTCACGCTCGGCGCTTGCTGCCTTAGTACAGCCTACACCATTGACAGCCCATGTCGGGCAACTTTTGCAAACTTTGTTTGCCTTTTATTTGGACAATCTCCCTAAAGCGTTGACCGCTTGCCTCGCGGCTTGGCCTTATGCAGCCGTGCCGGTCGGCCTGCGTCGGTCCTGGCCGGGTACAATCGGCCGCTATCGTGCAGCTCACGCCGCAGCGCCAGGCGCTCCAGCTCTTCGTCTCGAGGGAACATTGCCTCTGCCATCACTGCTGGCGGATACCAGTTTCGGATGGCCTTCTTCTCCCAGATCGGACGGATCCAGCGATTAACGCTGAAGAACATCCCTCCGGCTCCAACAGAACCTCCAACCATTCCATCCAGAACAGCCCATAGAAAATCTACCATGGGATCAGTCCTTCAATGATTGCCGAGAGGAACTCAGAAATTGCTTCCCAAAGTCCACGCCTCTTGTCCCGTCGATTAGACCGCGACATACTTTCTCCCGCTCCGTTGTGGTTGCTCCGATACTCTCCTCGATCGTACCGAGGCTTCGAAGGTACCAGATTGTCACATTGTGATCCGTACGGGACAATCGATGCGCGCGATCCTCTACCTGCAACTGATCATCCGGGATGAATGTCTCATCGCAGATGATTACGTCGTCGGCCTGATCCAGGGTCAAGGAGACGCCGCCCGCCTTGGTATTCAAGAGGAACACTTTGGCGCTATCCGGATTCTCCTGGAACTCCTCGACGATACGAACTCGTTCCTTGGCGTTCGTCTCGCCAGTGAGCTTGTAGAACTCCACTCCGATGCTGCTCAGATGCGCACCGAGCATGTTGATGAATCCAGTGAACTGGCTCGCGACGATGAGTTTGCTCATGCCCTTGGCACCTTGCCCCACCAAATCTCGCTCAGAGAGGAACTCCTCGATCCATTCCACCTTATTACTCGGGAGCACGGGATGATACTTCGGCTCTCCATTCTTGTCCGTCACCACCGACATCGCAGAGTTGGAGAACTGCTTCAGTCGGGTCATCTCCGCCAGGATGCCGATAGCTTCCAGCCTACCTCCTTCGATTTCGGCCTCAGCAGCCTTCGCCATGGCCTTGTATTGGGTCTCTTGCTTCTTGTCCATGGGCAACCACACGCCCACGACGCTATCCGGGTCGTCCTTGTCCAGGGGCTCCCCGCCGTACATCTTTGGCGGAAGATCCGGGGCGACCTGATCCTTGGTGCGACGGATCATCACGCTGGCAGCTTCGTCGTAGAAAGCCTTTTCGTCCAGGATGCCGCCTGTGATGACCTGCGAATATCCATCGTTCTCGGTGACGAAGTGCCGACCGACCCACTTCCAATAGGAAGTGTAGAGATCCGGTCGCAACCATTGGAGAGTTCCGAACAGGTTCTCAGGCTTGCCTCGGAACGGAGTTCCGGAGATGGCGACCCGAATGCCCTTATCTTTGAGCTGGACAGCTCCCAGGCCTCGGCGCTGTTGCGACCATTTCTTCGCGTTGCCAGTGCTGCCTGCGAGGGTTGTGTGAGATTCGTCCACCACGATACCGGCCCACGGCTTCTCGAAAATAGAAGGAAGCTTGCTCGTAGTGATCTTGAACCCGGCGTCGTCCCGCTCATACTTGCCGTAGTTGTCCAGCTTAACGTCCGCCCGCAGCCAGTACGGATTGATGATCACCCAGAACCTACGGTCCGGATGCATCCACGCTTTCTCGAAGATAGTGCGGATACGATCGTTCCGTCGGCCAACCGGGATGTCCGCATTGAAGACGAAGACCTCTTCGTTGTCCGTCCACCTACGGATCTCGTTGGGCCAAGTGATCAGGGCCGCAGCCTTAGGAGCCACCACCAAAATCGGCCCCGTGACATTAGCCTCTTGGAACATGCCGATCGTCTGCATCGTCTTGCCGAGACCAGGATCATCCGCCAGCAGAACCTCTCGGTTCATCGCTCCGAACTTGATCCCAACAGTCTGGAACGGCCGATTCGATGCCGCACCAAAAAGTACCGGATTCAAAGTCGGGAGGCGGTCCAGTGTCACAGCCTCCAAACCTAATACGTCTGGGATTTCGGCTTGGCGCGCCTTTTCGGCGTACGCCCATGCACTCATCTCCTCTCCGAGCTCGATCTCCATCTTCAGAGGCGTGGCGATCTTCTTGCGGATCTCCAGGCAGACGTGCCAGAGCAGCGGGTACGTCCAGCACTTCTCTTTCGGGTTCCACCGAGCGCCGTGCACGGACTTGCACGCCTGGGGTCCGCCTTCACTCCAGGGGCAGTACACCCGAATCTCGTTACGATACTTTTCGATCCGTATTGTCTTGGCCATTGTTCACCTCCTTATTCTTCCAGTGTTTTCCGCAGAAGCACATGTGGAATGTTCCTTCACATCCCGGCCATGAGCACTTGCATCGGTGGGTCTCTCCCTCGAACTGAAGGGAGGAGTAGCAGTATGTTGGTGCAGGATTAGAGTTCTTACTGGGCATCAGCCCGGCCTTCCTCCTCGTGGCATGTGCTCCCACAGCCACCAGAGAATCCAGTCGGGGATCATTTCATCTCCCACATGAGGACTACCGCTACGGCGATGATGAACACGACGCCCACCACCGCCCAGCAGATGGAAACGATATCTGCGTGTGACATGTGCTTACCTTACTTGTAGAATCTGTTCGAGTGCAACCGCACGGAATACGCCGCCGCTCGTCATGAAGCTGACGTACGCTCTTCCTTCGGAGCTTTCCGCCACGTAGAACGTGTTGTTCAGATCGCGATTCATCTCTCGTGGCACGTACTCGCTCTCCGGCATCCCCGTGAGGGTGTTCTTCCAGATGATGGTGGAGCCACGAATGGCTCGCAAGATTTCCTTGTCGGTGGACTCGTGAATGTCGAACGGAAGTTCGTGCTGGGTTGTGTCGAACTCTTCCGGTGCGCTGCTTGAGTTATTTTGGTTGGCACGCTGTACCGCCCGCACCTTGCGGCGCTTGCGCTTGAGGTATATGGACATGTCTGGCTTGCTCGCCCGTACGTGCTGCCGGGCCACCGCTGCGCTATGCAGGTTGGCGATAGTCCCGGCAAACTCGTACTTCGGAGGGCCGATCAGCTGATTGACACACCAGCCGATCTCCAGCCGTTCCTGATCCCGATGGGCGAATATCTTCGCCCAGTCGTTCTTCTCATCCAGGTCCAGCTTGCCCTTCCAGCCATTCTCCTTCAGGAGGGCGATGAAGTCAGCTGCCTTTTGGACAGCGCTCACTTCTGCTCCTGGAGTTTCGCCTCCAGATCACGGATCATGAGAGCTGCCGCGAAGTTGCTTGCGAGAGCGATCTTCTCTCCTTCGCAGACCTTGCTGATGGTCGCGGCCATGATGAAGGTCATGAACTGCTCTTCGTCGGTGAGGCCGACCGAGCCGACTTCCTCCTTGATGATGGAGACCAACTGCCGAATCCCCTCCTTGGCCTCTTCAATGGCTCCGGCGATGGTCTCCTGCGTGCTCTTCATTATTCTGACTCCTGATCGTATCGTACCCGAGCCATCTCGGCCACCTTTTCCAGAGTGGCTTCGGGATCTTGTTTGTAATCATGTCCGTATTCCAGGATGGCGAGAGAGGTGAGGAACCCGAGCGCCTTGTTGTCCAGGCACTTCTGGCGTTCCAGGTCTCCTAAGTCCTGAGCCGTGAGGGACGACTCCATGGTGTCCATGAGGGAGTCCCAGATGCGCTTCACTGCCTGCCGCTGTACGTCCAGCGAGCGCATGTAACGCCGGTCCTGCTTCTCCAGGATGTTCTTCACATGCCCCGGCGCGATGACCGGGGCACCCGTGAGATCGATCATGGCCTGAGCAGGATCCATAGTGAAACCCTTCTGGCTCCTGGCGGAAACGTAGAAGATGTTCTCCCGCTCAGGCTCGGTCATCGGTTATTCACCTCCGCCAGGACACCCAAGAACAGGCCGACACCTGCGCCGATCAGAGTGGTCGCAACATAGGACATGACGATCGGAGCGCCGAGCAGCCACAGTCCGGACCCGAGAACCGTTCCCCCAACGAAGGCGAAGATCATCATGAATCCCAGGATGGCGGTCAGGGTGACTTTGTCCTCCCGATTGCTCATTCCAATTCCCTTCCGGAGCTAGCTCCGATACGTTCCTGTCCGAGGTCCGCCTTGTCGGCGGCTCGGGTTCCAGCGGACCATCCGCCTTCGTCGTAGTAAGCGGGTCGCTTGGCGTACTGCCGAGCCCACTTCGCGTCTTCCTTCTCCCGTTCCCGCATTTCCCTGGCCTGTTCTTCCGGAGTCAGGGCATTCCAGCGAGCTTCCTCCGCATCGGAGGCCTCCTGCTGACGACACTTGCGAACTTCCGGATTCAGCTCCGGGAACAGCGCGTAGAACTGCTGCTTGATCTTGTCCTGGTCGGACACCAGCGCCAGCACTCCGGCTTCGCCTGCCTCGGCCTCGTTCTTCGCCCGCATTGCGTACAAGCGCTGTCCGAGCCGGGAAGCGTAGGCATCGGCGAACGAAGTTCGCCACTTCTTGAAGTTGATCGGCTGGCTGCTGACCTTCTCCCCGCGTCGCGCGGCTTCGCGCTTGAATGCCGTGCGGAGCTTGCTGCCAGCGTTCTTCGCGGTGAGCTTGCCGGTCTGATCTCCGGCTTCCCGCTTCAGTCCTTCCTCTCGCACAAACGGCCAGGAGTAACCGGCCGATTTGAGGTCGTACACATTGGCGTCGAAGGTCTTGTAGTTCTCCCACTTCGGGAAGACCGTTCGAGTGAAGTGCAGGAACACCGAGGCCCAGAGCATCTCTGCCATCTGGATGTCGTCCTCGTATCCCACGACCGTGGTCTTTCGCCAGCGGTCGTTCGCCATGCAACCGGCATGGATGAACAGATTGGCTCGCATATGGTTAGCTACGCCGATGAATTCCTCGGCAGCCGCCGCGTCGTACTCTCGCACGATTACCTCGCGCGCAGCGGAGGGCTGACTCTTGTTGAGCATCGCACGGTCAATGCGATTCTGGAACATGATGGCGTCAGCTTTCTGCTGCGCCAGTTCTCGTTCATGGGTATTGGAACGCGGGTCGGAGGCGATGCGGAGCAGATCCTCGATCTGCTTGATCTTCCGAGCCGTGCGGTCGTTAGCGACCACTTGCCTTTTCCTCTCGGTACGATTCGTACACCTTTTGTAGAGCGCGGTCCACCTCGTCCGCGTTCTTTTCCAGATGGAGAAGCCACCCGTCCTTGAAGTACTCAGCGAAGCCATCCGCCTCGTCGTCTTCGAGGCCGTTATTCTCCGCCCAGGTCCGGGCATGATTCCTTGCCCAGTTCACTTCATTTCGCTTGGCGTCCCCATCCAGCGTCATTCCTTGAATTCCTCTCCTGGTGGCGGTGTTGCGGTGAGATTCATGTTGAGGCCCTCTCCGCAGAGGGCTCCCGGAGCTACCTGTACCCGATGTCGCCAGATCGGGATCTTGACTTCCTTGCCTTTATTCTTCCCCATCCGGACAGCGATCTTGGTAGCCCATCGAAGAATGTAGATGTCCTTGCTGCAATTCTCGCAGCGAGAGCTGTACATTACCATCCCGCCTTCTCCTTGCAGACGGGGCCGATTCCATCTGCAATGCTCTGCTCATCGGTCAGTGTGCGATTGCACCGCGAGCACTGACCAACCTGATGGCCGTACTGGAGGGCAGCCTCCCTGGGATCCTCGGCTATACGAGCGAAGATCGCGTTGCGCGTATGCGGATTGGAGATCTTGTGGAGATCGTCGCTAGCCTGCACCTCCAAGAACGCCCGACCTTCCCATCGACCTCCCTCCTTTCCCCAGGAAACTCGGTAGAACTTCCACGCATTCTCTTCGTTGAGAAGAGCATAGTATCCGCCAGGGAGTTGCTCCGGGGTGAAGCTCAGAGCCTTCACTTCTGCCGCAGGCCGCTTCGGCTCTCCAACCTTGCGAACTGCGATCGGTTCCGGCTTCCACTGGCGGAGGTCGTCGGCGTGCTTATCCCAGTCTTCCTGGGAGACCCACCAGAGCTTCGCGCCCTTATCCCATCGAGCCCCGAGAGGCTTAGCCTTGTCCTTGTCCTCGTAGGGAACGCTCAGGTAGACGCGCTCGCTGGGGTCCACAGTCTTGCGCGGATACAGCTTGGCGAGCTCGTCAGCCTCCTTGAGATGGTCCGGCGTCTCATCGCCGTACTTCTCTCCGGAAGGCTTGTGCTCGTAGTCGAGATACGGAGCCGGTTCGGGCTCCTTGAAGTTGTAGCAATCCCGAACCGCCTGGATGGACGAGTGGGTGCTGTGGCATGAGCCACAAGTGATGCTCGGCATCGATTTTGCCTTTCGTCTGGGCCGCTTGATCACTGTACCATACCCGCCCATCGCGGGCAATGGCGACTAGGTGTTTTTTCCCTTCATTCCATCTACGGCCTTTTGCATCGCTTCTTGCTCACTCTCGGCCTGAAGATTCCACTCACGCTTCGTCTTCCAGAGGGCTTTGTCCTGAACAAGTTCTCGAAGCGTGATGCGATAGGTGGTCATGCTGCCGGAGTCAGCAGCACCGAGGCCATCTGGACACCCTTGATCACGGCGGTCGGTCCGCCCACGATCAAAGTGCCGAGGACTCCGCCAGCCGCCGCGAAGGTCGCTCCGCCGGTGAGGCATCCCAACGGGATGAACACCACGGTCGGGCTGGTCACGACTCCACCCACGGCACAGCCCAGGATGAACCCGATGCCCGTGCCTACGAGACCGCCGGTGGTCGTGGCAACGCCGACCGTGGAGCTGAACTCACTCATGGCTGCGTTGTTCTGTTCGGGCGTGCCCGCTTGAGCGGTACCGGCTATGCCCAGGGTGGCCGCGATGCTGATCAAACCGGCTGCGATGTACTTCTTCACTTGTGTTTCCTTTCAGGCGGGGTTCAAGCCCGCATCGATGCCGCACTGGTCGTGTGCGAACACAGCTTTCAACTTCTCCGGGTCCCAGAAGAGGCCGGAATTTCCGTCGATATCCTCGCCGCAGAGGTCACAGGGGTCTTCTTCAGTAGCGAGGTCCTTCGGGGCACTCACAGATCTCCACCTCCTCAATAGCTCCGCAGACGCGGCATTCTCGAGTCTCTTCCTCGACGTCTTGCTCCTCCCATTCGGGCGAGCCGATGCCGTGCGGATCCCCGTTGGCATCTTCGTACGCGGCTTCCAGGTGGCTGTCTTCGCCGGTCACAAATGCTCCTCCTCATACGGAAGGTCCACCGCGACGAGCTGGCCTTCCACCGTCACGTGAACCATGGTGTCGTGATTCGTGGAGAACCACACCTCGTACACCCCGAGGCCGAGGAAGTCCGGAGACTCGATGAGGATGACTCGCTTCAGCTCCGCATCAGGCACGGCCTTCTGCGTGATCTCTCGAGCGCCCTGAATCTCAGCGTGGATTCCGCTGTTCGTCAGATTGACGTTCATGAGTACTGCTCGTTTCCGAAGAGGCCGAACTGGACGATGGTGTCCACGGCGTTCGTGTCCAGCTGCCCTCCGTCATCTTCGATGACGGCTTCCTGGATGTAGCCCTGGAGCTTGCGAAGACCCTGATGTCCGGAGAAGTCTCCGTCCAGGATATTCTGCATCCCCGTGACCAGGGTGTTCCAGTCGACGGTCCAGAAGGTCGCGTCGTCCTCGTCCTGCTCGACGTGGCGGATGCGTACGCCCTTCCAGGCGGGATCCTTCCTGTCGTCGAACGGGTCCGTGATGATCCAGTCGTCATCGTCGTCATTGGGATGCGGTTCGGACCAGAAGCGGGAGCCCGCGCCGTCGCCGTCGAATGCGGTGACGAGGATCTCCGAGAGGAGATTCTCCGGTACGTCTACGTTCATCTTCAGTTTCAATGCCACTTCGTGACCTTTCGTATGGACCAGAAGAAAACTCCCAGCCAGATTACCATCGCGATTATCGTCGCGGCCACCGGGATAGCAGGCAGCATGACGAACGCCACCACGATAAGTCCGATGACCGAGAACGGCAGAACCGCTCCCACCGGGGTACGCGAAGCACGCTTCACGAACACCCATGGACCGATCCTCGGCCGGAACAGCCAAGGCATTAGTTGTTCTCCTCGTAATATCCGTGAATCGCTTCCAAATCAGCCGCTTGGCGGAGACCGTACATCGCGATCGGATCTGTTGACTTCGTCATGGCGTCAAACTCCGCCAGCTCTCCGAAGACGCGCATGAACACGTACTCCTGATAGTCCCCGGAGCATTCTTCCATGGGCAAAGCGGCCACGATCTCGCCGCCTTCTATGAGAACCTGATGGACCTCGGCCGTGCCGTGCCAGTCCAGGCAGACTCCGACCCAGCCATGCTGATGCTCCTCGTTCCAGAGGTAGTCTCCCGTGAGGGAGGCATTCATCAGCCGGGGATTGGACTCCTTGTTGATGGCCGGAAGCCACGCTCGGATCGCGTGCCTCACGAGCATATGCTGGTCCTTGAACTCGACGTCCTTGAGCTCTGCCATGTTCACAGCTTCCCCCGGAAATCTGCCATGCCGAAGTATGCTTCGAACTCCTCCGGAGTCATTGCCTCGAAGTCCATCACTTCTCCCGCTTCGTCTGGAAGTACTGGTCGTGGTCCACGGAGAACCGAATGTACTCGTCCTCGCCGAACTTCACGCCGATGTCTAGCTTACCATCGCGCTCGTTTCCTTCGTTGCGCGAGATGCCCATGACCACCGCCCAGCCAGTGACCGGAGGTCGGGGTCCGTCTTCAGAGTGGATCCATCGGGTCTTGCCCAAGTTGATCTCGTCGTTGGGCTTGAGGTTCTTCGCCTTGCAGGGGAACGCCATTCTCGTCCTTTCTGTGTTTCGCCTTTTGAGTTAGGGGGCGGCTACGAACTACGCTGTTCGCCAAGGGACTTCGCTGTCCAGCTCGCGGGTGGGAAGTCAAACCCCTCCCCGACCTAATCGCCAATGATCAGCCGGGGAGGGTATTCACCCTCCACCACAGGGGGAAATGTGAGGTCTCCCTCCCGAGACCCTAGGTCGTAGACCTAGAGCCCCGGCAAGAATCCTTTCTTGGATCACGCGGAGATGGCCTCGGGCGCATCCACCTTGGGAGCCTGGACCTTAGCGCGCGGAGTGCGCGGCTTGCGAGCCGCCCGCTTGGGCTTGACCGGCTCGCCGATGGCCAGCGGGACCGGGGTCACCAGGACCTCGTCCTGGTCACGCGGAGCCAGCCGCTCCGCCAAGGTGGCGGAGCCTTTCAGGACCGAGCCCACCGTGCGCCCGTGGAACTCGGTACGGTCGCGGTTGGCCTGGGTCTTCTGCATCCAGCGGTGCATGGCGAGGAGCCAGTAGATCATCTGCTCCGGAGACGCATTGTCCACGGCCTCGTTGCCCAGCTTCTCGCGCATGATCTTGGCGAAGAGCTGGTGGTTGGACTGCGGAGATTTGTCCAGGAGATACGTCCAGTCCTTGTCGGACTCGTCGACGATGTCACCCGCGAGCATACGCTCCAATTCGAGGTCCATGTTGGACTTCTCGGAAGTGGTCATGGTATTTCCTCTCGTCGTGTACCGGTGCCGCCCGGTACAGATTGAACTGTACCATACCCAGCGCAAATCGCAAGGTACGGAGGTGGTGACTGGTGGAGTGACCGTAAGGTCAGATCACTCCACCAGGGCTTAGACGTACGGGTGAGGCTTAGCCTCCGCCACGTACCAGCAGATCTGAACATCGTCGTGCCATACCTGGGAGCGGTAGGTACCGATGATCTGCTGGACCAGGCAGGGCTCGCAGTAAGACAGGGCGCTGTCTCCTACGGGCTGAGTGCACTCCCGGTCCTCGTAGTTGTAGGTGCCGTAGATGCGGACATCGTAGGGCTGAACCCCGCAATTCTCGCAGTTCTGCGCGTAGTACCCGCCGGGGACCTCGCCCAACTCGGACAGCAGGCCATCCAGAGGATGATCCTCAGGAATCTTCTCGGCGGGCTCGTAGGTATGCGTGTAGTACTCCCAGAGGCCATAGTCGTTGCACATGCCCATGCGGAGTTGAGACAGGTCTCCCATGATTGGACCCTAACTGTGGTGGATTGGTGCGTAAGCACCGCACGGAGCACCCCGCGAGGGGTGCACCATGCGCTACCGGCTACCGGTTGCGAAGGCGAGAGATCTCGCGCTGAGCATCGGGGTAGGTACCCCACCAGGGCGCGTAGACACCGCCGGGCTGAAGCCCATTGCTGAGGCGGCGAACCGTACGGCGCTGCCACGGCGTAGCCGGACCGTGCCGCAGGAGCTGACCGATGCGATACCAGGGGAGACCCCTGAGCCAGGTGACGAGGAGACCAGCGGCGGGGGCAGCGATAGCGCTGAGAACCCCGTACGCCAGCCGCTTGCGAAGCGAAGGCATGATTGTACCCTAACTGTGGTGGAACCTTGCCCTGTAAGGGCAAGGGTGTGGCCAGGATTGGACCACGTAGCGCGTAAGCACTGCGCGGGGAACCCCGTAGGGTGCCCCACACACTACCGGCGTGCTTAGGAGTTGCAGCCGCAAAGGTTGGTACGGCTACGCTGCAAGCCGCAGGCCGGACAGACCTTGCCCCAGTGCCCACCCTTGGCGGGTGCCGTGGAGCCCAATCCAGCCATAGCCCTGTCCGCAATTTTGTTGCGTGTGGCCAAGCTGGGTATGCCGGGGGCAAAGGGGTTGCCGGGGACCTGGTAAGGGCTAGGGGTAGCCCAAAGGGCTTGCGTTGCTTGGGACAGACCCGTGCCCATGGTGTAGCGGTTGCCCTTGCGGGCAGAGCCCCCGCTGGGAGCCGTTACCCGGACCTTGCGTTGCCCGCTGCCGCTGTGTGTGGTTGCCATTGCCTTGCCCCTTGCTGTGGTTGTGGTGGGTTGTGGTGCTGCCCAAAACATTACGTACAAGCCGGGATTTTGCCTAACTTGCCTGGTAGGGGGCCTTTTGGCCACCCCGTACCCGCCCCGTAAGGGTATAGGGGAACGGGCGCGCGCGAGCGCGGAGAACAGTGGGCGCGCGCGGAGCAAACACGCAGCAATACGAAAGGTTTTAACACGCAGCCCTGCGAGCGCGCAGATCTTGATCTTTGAAGGGAGGGTTCTTTAATAGGAGGGATCGAACCCCGCGTACGAGCGCGCCGAAATTGAAGGGGGTTCTTAATAGGGAGGGAATGAACCCCGCATATACGAACGAACCCCCTCGCACAGAAAAATGAAGGGGGTTCTAATAGAGGGAGGGAACGAACCCCGGACGCATAGCCCTACGAGCAGGCGCTGATTCTGAAGGGGGTTCTTCTTAGGGAGGGATAGAACCCTACTCGTTAGCGCACTTCAGATCATCGTGGATCTTTTGGATGACCGCGTATGCCTGAAGCCGCTGATTCTTCTCTTCCTCCGTCAGAGTAGTAGATCTCTGAACCGTTGTGGAATAAGAAAGAAACATGTTCACCATCGCGCATTGATTGCTACGATTTACTTCCGTGAGTTCTTGTTGGCTCTGCTGGATCTTGCCGATCTCGTTCTGATTGCTATCAATGAAATATCCAGCGAATATCAAAGCAAGCGAAAGGATAATGTCCAGGGCAACGCTAGCAGCCAACCAGCGATCTCTTACCTCTCCTCTCTTGATGTTGTCCCGGTTGACATTGGCTCGTTGAGCAAGTTCATCCACCGAAGCGCCCAACTTACCAACTGCTTCGATAGCCTCCTGTAGCTTCGCCTCTTCCGGGCTCATACAACATCCTTCTTTCGACGATTCTCAATCTCTTTGAAATTGGACTCCAGCAAGGTCACCATCGCACGAAGATCGTCAATCTTGTGCTGCATCTCGGCATACTTCTTTTCCTCGGCAAGCGCCGCATTGCGCCTACGAGAACTCAAAGGCCAGAACCCCATCATCGACCCCATCTATTAGAGCCGCGCTCCCGGCGAGCGTCCTGCCGTGTCTCTACGATCACCTTCTCCAACTCGTCAAAGCCAGCCATCAGCTGAGCGAGGAGGACTCTGGACTCCTTCATGATCTGGTCTGGATCCCTGCGCGCCGCACCCGAGCCAGCCCCAGAACTGTGCTCCGCATCGACCATCATCGATCGCCTCGATTTTTCATTGTCTCGGACCATTCTCGCATCGAGGCGGTGGACTCCGCCAGCGCTCCGGCGAACTTGTTGCCGATCTCTCCATGGAGTCCAAGTAGTCTCTCCTCGAGGCGGTCGCCACGCTGACGCTCCTCTTGAAACATTAGTCGCCATGAATCTCGTTCTTGATCATGTTGGCGTTCCTGTCTCCGATAGAGATAGTAAACGGCCCAAACCGCAAGCACCAAAATCGCCCCGATTGCCCCATACTGGAGCAGCACGCCTCCAGTGGGGTCGGGTGAAGTTTGAGCTAGCCAACGGAGCACATCACATCCTAGATAGACCGGTCAGAGCTTGCGATGCCGACCGGCAGTGACTTCCTGGATTTCCTTCAGCTGAGTTTCCGTCATTCCATTCGGGGTCTTGAGAATTCCCAGAGCCGTCAGAATCCCGATCACTACAAAGACCCACTTGGACACATCGTCTGGAACATCCACCCCGAATGAGACGGCCAGCCAGAGAAGGCCGACCAAAGATCCAACGCTCGCCGTAATCGTGTTGGAGAATCGCTTGTACCAAGGCTGACTCTGAATCAGTTCCTTGACCGCCCAGAGCGGATCATTCGGCGCGGTCACTTCACACCGACTTGGGATTCAGCTGCTGCTTCTGGAGAGCCAGAAGCTCGTCCAGCTTGGCGGAGATAGCGTCCAGCTTGGCATTCTGGGCTGCCTGATTGTCGATCAGAGTCAGAGGACCCTTCTCGTTCTTGCCCAGCTGAGGCCAGCCGTCCACGGTCTGATGCCGAACGTCTTCCAACTTGCGGTCCAGATGGAACATGATGGTTCCATAGCTGACCATGTTGCCGAGGAAGTTCTTGATCTGCTCATTCCACACGGAGGTTGCTCCTGTCTTGTTTCCCCCACCACCATAAATTCCCAGATATCCCCCATTGAGCTTCGCAGCAAACGCATCGTTGCGCTTGTCGCCCTCTTCGAAGTTCATCTGGAAGTGCATCTCGTCGGCGCGATCCCAGTCCGCACCCCAGAAGATCGTACCTTCGAAAAGATCCAGCCCCTTCCGAACCTTCGCGATGCGATCACGAGGCATAACCCGCGAACCCCATGGGTACTTCGGCGCGTTGATGTCCAGCGCAGTACCGGATAGATGGTTGCTGGTCTCTACATCATTGTCGGCAGACCAGCCCCATACCGGACTGCTGACCGGATCGATATTGTCGTCGTAGTACTTGAGCCAGGCTGACAGGATAGTCAGCGGCTCGCCTTTTCGAATTGGTGCAGTATCAACGAATGTCATGTCAGGAGAAATCGGCAATGCGCATTCGTCTCTGTTGCACATCCGCCAGCTATTCTCAGACCAGTCGTTTCCATAAGCCTGTCGGAAGCTCATGTCACACCTCCTTTCACCCTTAGTGTACCCTACCTGTTAGCTGAGGCCAGGGTCCAAAGCCTTGTTCGTTCCGTCTTCTGTGGAATTGGCTTTGGCCTGCCGCTGACGAATGATTCTCCGTGCCTCCATGTTGCCGACGCCGAGTTTCTTTTCGGTCAGAGCTACGGCGATATCAAAGAGTTCCTTGTTCTCGAGATCGGTGGCCAGGTCATCCCAGGCTTCCCCGGTCAGCATCTCCAGAAGAGCTCGATACTTGATGTCATTGATCTGGTACGCCAGAAGCTGGCGCTCCAGATGACCCACGTACAGGGAAGCAATGGGATCCAGCTGAAGATCCAGGAGAGGACTGCGAAGGGCTACCATGTTGACTCCTATTGTCCTAGTGTGAGCACAGCGTTACGGAAGTCCGGGATGTCTTTCGGATACCATTCCGGGTCGTCTTTCTTCATCGCATCAAACAGCTTGTCGAAGTAGCATCCGGTCTGACCCTGAGTGAAGACCATATGGTAAGCCGCTGATCCCTTGTCGTATCGACCCAAGGCCACGCCGTCTCGAGCCAGCTCCAGGATGTAACGTTTCACCACCGCATCGTCGGGAGATTCGCTCTCCGGTTTCTGCCCCATCACAACCGCGTGCGCATCGAATGCCGGGTCGTCAGCGACAATTGCCAGATACAGCCAGGGGAGAAGTTCATCGTGGATGTACTTCTGACCCTCCGTCATGTAAGTCCGATCCGTGAAGTTCCGGATCCCGTATCCATCGAAGGTCGTAGCATAGTAGAACGCCTTGACATTCGCCAACTTGTCAGCCATGTGATCCCTTACTGTAGAACGTAGAACGGAATCTTCGTCGAGGCTCCGTAGTTGATGCTAGATTCATTGATTGTCGCGGGCAGCACACCGCTCGCTGAAGTCAGATCCACGTATCCATATAGGCGTCTGGGGAATTGACTGGCAGGGTTCGTGACGTCGGTCACCGTCTGGCAAAGAAGAGAGGCGCAGTTCTGCCCGAAACCTGTTTGCTGGCAAATTCCAACTGCGAAAACATCTCCCTGAATGGCATTGATCTTCAATCCCAGACCGAAACGAAATTCCTTGTTCTGAGTCGTGATCGATGCCTTGATGTCCGTAGTGGCCAACGTAGGAGTCTGAAGAATGAGCTGCCCAGTGATCGGATCCATCTTCCAGATTCCCATGCGAGCTGCTGTGATACCCGCGAATGTATTTGATCCGCCGGTTGCGAAACCAACCTGGGTCAGAACCTTATTCTGCAGGATACGAATGTATCCCAACTCCAGCATGTCGTTTCCGCCACCGGACGGCACATAGTCTGGGATCCTAGCCAGAGGATGAGTGTGCGCGTTGGCTGTGGTAGAACCACCGGAGGAAGTGTTGGGAGCCGCTCCAAAGGACAGAGCGTTTCGACTAATGGTGGTCTGCTCGTTGGGATCGATAGATACAGACAGAGACTGAACCGGAACTTGCTGAACGTTGGGGTCCGGAGCCCGGCGCGTCACCATGTCGTCAAAGACCCAGTAGCCCGTCGGAGATCCACCACCGGCTAGATTCAACTTGACGGACGGAACGAACGCAGCCACACCGCTCGGCACAGTGATCTGAGAGCGATAATTGATCCAGGAAGAGTTATCTGCGGTGCTATCCGGGATGACCGTCGGCATACCGTCTGAAACGAAGGTGCCCGCGCTGTCGTAGTACTGCACGATCAGGCAAGCTGGGAAGCTCGCAGACTCACGGCGCTGCCACCAGTCAAACTGAATCTTCTCGTTAGGAGTAGTAGTAGTTTTAATTCCGATCTTCATCTTTGAGAAACCAGCATAACCGGCCGTTGGCGCAAGCTTGAGGTACCACGTCCCGTTATGGGCGAAGCCACCAGTATTCGCGTAGCTCCACATGCTCGCGGCACTCGGGAAAGCCGTGCGGTAGTCGGCATTCTCGCAATCGAAGATCGCCGATACGTTGCTCGTTTCCTGCTTGGAAGCTTTCTGATTGATCAGACCCGCGAGAGCAGCAGCAATGGATCCACCAACAATCGGAATGCCGTCAACCAACCCGATAAGGAAACTGATGAAGGCGTCAATGAATCCATTGATGGCCGCCCCGCCGAAATTGGTGAGCAGATGTCCAGCTGCGTCCAGCAGGTTGACCGGACCAGATCCACCGAAGCCAAACAGCGCGCCGATAGCCTGGATGATGTACTTGAGATCTCCCCAGTCAAAACCAGAGTCTCCCGTGTCTCCGCCACCGAAGATGATGATCAGGTCCTCGATGAAGTCCTGAATCTTCTGGATGATGTCTTTGTTCGCGTCGTCGATGCCCGTCTGCATGACGGTCATGTAGTCGGCCATGAAGTCCGTCGCGTAGTTCAGGGCTTGCATGTTCCGAGTGAAGTCTTGATTATACTTGGAACTATCAATCGACCGTAGTGCTCTGGTCGTTGAAGATTCGTAGTCACCCCAGCTCACAGCGCCTCCTACGAATCCGGGAAGGTGATCGGGTCGTAATTGAATGCACCGGTGTGCATCAGCCCGAGAGTGACGTGTCGCTTATCCGGCTCAATGGTGGCGGAGAGAACCTTGTGCCAGTCCTTCACGTCACCGACCCATGGCATCACGCCTTCGACGTAGATGTCATCCCCGAGCTGCCAACTACCGAACGGAGCGCTAGGATGATCCATGTCAATCGTGATGCTGGACCAGTAGTTCGGGATCTGCCTGCGCTGAAGTTTGCGAGCTGCCCATACTTCGGCCCGTTCCTTGCTGTTGATCTTCGCGTCGTCTTCCTTGATGACGCGGCGAAAACGGGTAGGATCCGCATTGCTCAGAGTGGAAGAGTAAACCTTCCCCGGAAACCACCCTTTGACAATCACATCCGATACCCATTTGATCTCTGCCTCGGTCGCGGGGCTGCCGTTCAGGATATTCTCACCGAACCGGAAAGCCAGGTCTGTTCGCATTGAGCCACGTCGGGGATACGACATGACGATCTTCTTGTTGATCGCGGTGTACGATCCATTCCATGCGGCTGTCTCTATATAGTCGAATGGAATATCTCGGGCGAGCTTGTTGAACTCGTCTCCGCAGTCTCGGAAGTCAGCTGCTCGCACAAAATATGCGAAGAAGTTGATGGAGAGTTCGGTTCCATCGAACCCGAAGCCAGGGAGGAGGAGCGTCCCCGAGCTTGCGGGCTCCAGGGTGATTCCGATGTTCCCATGAGTTTGCGTCTGCACATGGTTCCAGATCCTTGCCGCCACCGCAAATGGATCAATAGCGATTGGATTGTAGTTATCCAACCACGGGATATTCTTGAGATAGTTCGATGGACCGGCGATGGAGACCTTCATGTTGCCGGTGTCCGGATCTACCGTACAAGGCTGAGTGATTCCGAAGGCTACGATCTGGCGCTGACCAGCTACCGTATTCTCTTCGCAATAGACATACTGCCCATACGCCTTGAAATCAATTCCAGCAGCAATGATGTCTGCTGAAGTGTCATAGGGTACTTCGAACTCAATCACCGCAGCACCCGACAGATTGATGACAATCTTCGGGTTGATAACTTGCAGGTCTCGTGACTGGATAACTCCAGTTACCGCCTGCTCAACGATATATCTCACACGGCCTCCCAGGGCTCACCAGTAGAGATAGGCTTCTCGCCACAGCACGGACAGATTCGTAGCCCCCGTGGTTCCGCCAGCAGACCAGGTGACAGGAACTGTGGAGTTCGCGGGGAACTTCACGTCACTGAGATACGGCGAAGGCGGAACCATCAGAGGCGACAGGTTCAAATTGCTCGGTGCCAGTATAACACGCCTCGTCCATGGATACGAATTGATCTCCAGGACTTGCCCCGCCGGAATGTTGTAGTTCACCTGGATCTGAAATAGGCTGCCGAAGTTGATGAGCAGATTATTCGCAGGTCCAGTGACCAAGAACCGCAGCCACGCCGGAGCCTGTCCGCCCTGACGAATCGCATTCACCGCCGAAGCTCCTGGAGCTACGTTGATGAAGTACTCCGTGTCCGAGTAGGCCAACGTATCCAGCCGCTGATACTCGGCGATCACAATGGCGAACTCAGATTTTAGGCTAGCTTTGCCTACCGCCAACTTGCGCGGCCTACCGTATATTAGAGTGGTCTGGTTGTTGTCCTGCCGGTTTTTGATGGGCTTAGTTGCGCCCCATACGTTACGCACTTCGTCAGCGCGCCACTCTCTGATGAAGTTGTCCAATAGGACTTTCCCATCAGGAGGAGCGACACCCGTGCCGTATCCAGCCAGGTTCTCGATCAGAAAGTTATCCAGCACACCGATCGTAAAGCTGATCGAGGTCGGCTTGAAGAAGTCCCTGGTCATGCGAACCTCGTCGGCTGAAGAGAGTTGATAGTCTCCAGCAGTGACGTCGTATCCGTTCATGTTGAGCTCGTTGATCGGATACATAGTATTTCGACCGAAGATAACACTTCCGATCGAGAACTGTCCGGGCCGCATCGCCATTATCCGAACGCTCCTGCTCCAATTTGGGCGGCACGAACCGCGAACATCGCATCAGCCATAACCTTGTTGGGATCGTCTCCGGGTCCAGCGAACACCTGAAGTTGACCGACTCCGGTTGTGGTTTGATTGTTCTGGGTCTGTGTCGCGAACGGATCGTTCAGAGAATGAACCCGCTTGTCGTCTGGATTGTCTTCGCTCCAGGTCTTGATCGTATTGTCGTTTGTGTCCAGCAGAACCTTGACATCACCCATGAGAGGTCCATTCGCTCCACCGGCCAGCGAGGACAGTGCACCGCCCACGAACCGGCCAACAATCTTGAACACCTGCTGAACCGTGTCGATCACGGAGTTGACATTGGCAATTCCGCCAGTGACCACCGACGCGACTGCTGCGACCTGGCCAATTCCGGGAATGGCTGCACCAGCCAGCGCGGCGAGGCTCGCCACCGTGGAGACGATGCTGGATACTGTAGAGACCACAGAACTAAAGGTAGAAGCTACCGACTGCACCGAATCTACGAAGGTGTTGACGTCCTTCGTACTGGAGAATCCTCGGATCAGTTGCTCTGCCGCCGTGGTGGCCGCAGTGAAGCCCGATTCTATTGTGTCCCACAGCCCCACGATCGAAGAAGCAACCGAGATGATGTCGCTGGTTGGATCTGTGCTGGCACCCTCAGATGAATCGAACTTCTTGATTCCACGGTCTTCCATGACCGCTTCTTCGAGAGACTTGAGATCGTCATGGGTAGTACGATCCGGCGTGCTGGCGATTGTGTCGTCAATGGTCTGAAGAGCTCGGATGACTTCTTCGTCGCTCGCAGTACCACTCTGCAAAGCCTTGACGGCTTGATCCGTGGGGGAATCGCCCGTCTGGATGTTCTTCGCCATGATGTCGGTATTTTCAGCGGTATCCGCGGACGAATCCTTGGTATCCGAAGAAGTACCGCTCAGGCCGTCGAGAATATTCTCCTGCTGTTTAAGAGACTCTTCTGTTTGGTCTTGAGACTTTGACATCGACAAGAACATGTGATCTGTGAATTGCTTGTCATTAGATCCAGCCGCGCCCTTGCCGAATCGAACTCCACCGGTTGTACTCTCGGCGTTGAGTCCACTGCCGGTTGTGAGTGCGGTATGCCCTCCACCAGGAGAGCTGGGATCATTGAACCAGCCAACACGCAAATCTCCAGAGCCACCAGTGCCCTCTTTGAATCCACGAGCCTTGAGGAATTCGCGCATGTTGGCCGTACTGCCACGCTCAGAGAACGGAGCACGTCCTGTTGCGACATTAGCTACCGAAGAAACAAACGCAGAGCAGTCTACCATTGACTCATTGAACTTGCCCATGCCGTACTGAGCATCGTCCATCGATTTAACAAATTTGTCTACTTGACTGCTGTCGCCGACCTTACCAGTTGAGACCGAGCTATCGGCCGTGGATTCGGCGGCCTTCTTAGCAGCATCAGAGTCTGCGAAGCGCGCATTCTCCTCAGCCGTAACTGCCGCCGCAGCCTGCTTGTCCGAACGAGCCTTGGCAAGATCAGAATCGGTCTTCGTAGTATCTCGAACAAATAGAGAACCACCAGCACCCGGAATACGATTCGCACCGAGAAGTGACTTCGGCTTACCAAGAAGCCCCATCACTCCGTCCAGCGCATCGCTGACGCTGGCAGCGATTACGACACCGGCGTCCTTAGTTGTCGCAGCTCCAGCGAGGATGCCCTCGGCGAACCCTTCCGCCAGCTTCTTCCCTCGGAAGGGAGTCCATCCGGATCCGGAGAATGGACCAGTGAGCGCAGGTGAACGGGGCAACGGAGCCGCCGCAGCGTTGGCCAGAGCGAGCGCCGCAGCCTGTACCGCTGCAACCTTGGAATTGATACCGTCTGCGAAGCCCTGACCCAGTGCTTGACCGCTGGCGTTGGCACCGCTTGACGCGCCCGCAAGCGCAGTTCCGATGCTGGATATAGCAGTGTTCACCGCAGTCTGCGCGGTGCCCATCGCCGTGCTGATAGCCGCTGCGTAGTCGTTCCACTTGCCCGTGCTGCCCGCAGTGGCGTCGTCTACTCCGTGAACAGCAGCGGTAACCGAGCCCAGCCCAGCGACCACGCCATCTACACCCTGGATCTGCACTGAGATCGGTGCGATAGGAGCAGGCGGATCGGGCTGTGGGATTACCGGCTTGTCTACCGTAGGAGCCGGGATCGTTGGGATCACCGGAGCAGCCGGAGCAGGAACCACGGGCTTGTCTACGGTAGGAGCTGGAATTACCGGAAGCGTAGTCGGAGGAATTGGCTGAGGTACGGTTGGAACATCAACCTTCGGAGCCGGGACATTGGGCTGAGTAGTTGGCGGAACTGGAACCGGTACGACCGGCTGGTCCACCTTGGGAGCCGGAATAGTGATCGGCTGGTTATTCTTCATCTGCGACAGAGCGATCTGAAGAGCTTCGATCTGTGCAGTGTCTACATTGATCTTAACTTCGCCGGTGGTCTTGTTGATTTCCTGAACCTGGATGCCCAGCGTGCGAAGCGCTGTGATAGCATCCTGGTCCTTCATGACCATCGTGATCTCGTGGACGCCTTGCCCCAGAGCCGTTGCCTGAAGAGACAGAGAAGTAAGCTCAGCGATGGCCGCGTCTTTGCCCTTGATCGCGACCAGAACATTGAGCTCATTTGGAACCACACCGAAGGCCCGAGCCAACTCGATAAGCTTATCTCGGCCAAGCCCGGTCTGCTGCGAAAGAGCATCAAAGGCCGGAGTCATGTTACCGAACGCAGCGGTGATGTCTCCGCCGTTGGCAGCAACCTGGAGAAGCTGATCGCCGAGTTCCTTGAGCTTATCTCGGAGAATTACTGCATTGGCGCTGGCACCGTTCAGTTTTCCAAGATTCGTCAGGAGTTCTTGGCCGAAGCCACCACCTTCCTTGAATCCGGAACCAGAATCAACAATCGCCTGAACAGCCTTGGCGATATTGAACATCGCCTCTTCAGCCGAGGACTCCAGAATGCCCAGAGACTGAAGCGCAGTCCGGAGAGCACTCATCTTGTCTGATGCTGAAGCGCCCGCATCCCCCAAGGTCTTCATGGCCTCGGAAAGCGTAATCGCATTCGGCCCGAGGCGAGCCATGGACTCGATTAGCGGTAGGCTCTGCTGCCGCAATTGCGCCAGAGCGATGCTGGCTTCCTTGCCACCGTTGTCCGTCTTTGCCAGAGCCGAGATCAGAATCTGAAGATCGGCGTCACTACCGACAACCAATCGACCCAGTGCCTCGGCCGATAGACCGGTCTGCTGGATCTGGGTTGCGGCCTTCTCTGCCGCTTCGCCAGTCGCCTTCATGCTCAGGGCACCCTCGAGAGCGGTACCCTTCAGATCGCCAAACGCCTTCTTTGAATCTCCCGAGATTCCATCGAACAAAGATTTTGCGAGTGCTCCCGGATGCGTGAATAGAGTTTCCAGAGACGCGCCGGTACCCTGCCAAGTGGAAGTCGTCTGATCGGCAGCCGTCTCCATATCCTTGACCATGTTCTTGACATCTGTGGAGATGACCTCGAACACGTTCTTGCTCATCTGACCGCCGCTGTTGGTCAGCGCATCGACCAGATTATTGGTCTCTTCCTTCAACTCCTTCTGGCGATCCGCAACGCGCTTGATCCCAGCCTCGGCGTTCTGGTTGGCGGAATCAATAGCCAACCAAGCAACCGTTACGGCTGCAAGCGTCGCGATAAGGGCAGCTCCAGCAATCTGAAGCAGGATCATTGCCGTTCGAACTCGGCCTGCTGCCACCGCTGCTGCTCCACCACGAGCCTCCATCGCAGCAAGAGCAGTATTCACACCAGCGATCGTATTGATCGCGCCTTGCAAAAGCTTGAAGACACCAACTAGAATCTGAATGGCACGAACAATGGGAGTGAAAAGAATCGCCATCGCCTTGAGGGCAACGCCGATCGCCAGAATAGATCCAAGGAATCCACCAAGTCCGGGGATATTGGAGATGATGCTAGCGAAGAATGAGACAGCGGTTCCCACTGCCTTGAACGCCGTAACCAGACCAGATCCGAATGACTCTTGCATCTGCGCAGCAAACGGAGCCAGCTTCTCCACGATATTCATCAACTGCTGAAGAGCAGTTACTACTACCGTCATAGAGATACTGGAGATACGCTTGAAGGAATCTGCGATAGTCTGCAAGCTTCCGCCAGAAGCAGATTTCTTCATCGCATCTTCGAAGCCCTTGGCTCCCTTGGCCAATCGAGAGAGGGAGTTCTCACCCGAAGCACCGAAGGCTTCGAAGATGGTCTTGATCGCCCGGCCGGTAGCTCCCAGCGTAGTTCCAAGATCCTTGAAAGCCTGGATGCCATCGGTGATGAATTGCTTTAGTTCTCCGGTACGACGAGCCTCGGAGATGAAGTTGGCAAATTTGGCCGCAGCCTGCCCAGCACCATTTGAGATGCCAGCTAGAACCTCAAGACCGACAGAGCCAATGTCCCGCAGTGCTGCCAAGAATGGCCACACCGCGCGAGAAAGATTGTCCAGAATGGTACGGGTATTGCCGAACGCCGAGTTGACGTCCTGAATCGTGGCAGGCTGAAGGAGGAAGTCCTTGAATCCAGAACGAACTCTAGCCAGGCCCGTTCCGACAGCACTCACACCCCGTTCCAGAGTCGGCATGTAGGTGTTGCCGACGAGCTTGATGTCGTCCGAGAAACCACTCAAAGCCGTGAGCTGAGCGACATCCCTGATCTCGCTGAACTTGGCCTTCATCTCATGGGCAGCTCGAGCCGTCTTTTGCATCTCCGGAGAGAGCTTCTTGACAGCGTCATCGAACTCTTTGCCATCCAAGGCAGCTGCCTTGAAGGCATCTCCCATTCCCTTGAATGCAACCTTCGCCACGCCAACAGTGATGCCGATCGCAGTGAACGCACCGGGAGCCAGCAGAGCCGCTCCGGACATCGTCTTGAGCGCATTGGCCACGCCCAGCACCACGGTACCGACGAGCTGGAGGCCCGCAGCGGCTACCGCAATGCCTCCCATCCCGAGTACAGCGAACTTGGCCGCTGTAGCGATCCCAGCTAAACCTCTCTGCAGAAGAAGGGCACCAATAACCATCTGAGAAGCGCCGCGAGTAGCCTGCCCGACACCTCCAGCGAAGGCTGAGAATCCTCGACTGGCTAGTCCAATAGAGCTAGCGAATCCACGTAGCGCCACTCCGGCTGTTGCAAAGGCCGGAGACATGAGAGCAGCCGCACCGAGCAAGCCTCGAATAGCGGTGATGCCAGTACGCACGCGTGGCGCGATGATGCCGAATGCCGCAGTACCGGCAATCATGCCACCAAATGATGTTACAACACCACGGATGATACCAGAAGCAGCACCGAAGGTAGCAACTGCCTTAGAAGCCCTTACGATATTTTGCTGCCACTGCGGAGCCTTGGCTAGAATATCGTCTACGTCCGTGAATTTACCAGCGATATTGCCCAGGGCACCGCTGAGAGAAGTGAACTTCTGAATCTCTCCGTGTAGCTTTGCCACCCGCTGTCCGGCTGCGATAGACAGCTCAGACAACTTCTGAATATCGATATTCAGGCGACTTACGCCGCCAGAAGCTCCATCGCTATCCGTGCCGAGAGTCTTAACTCGACTGGATAGCGTACCGACCTTGCGCCCACCAGAATCCGAGGACGCCCCGACTGCCTCGATATTGTGGGAAAAGTTTTCCAAGGAACTTCGAGTTTCGGCAAACGACCGATCCAACTGAGCAGCCGCAGCCTTCAGTTCCGCCAGCTGACGAAGTGCCTGGGCGGTCCCACGGGTATCGCTGTCAATCTCGATCTTGCCGTGCGCAGTCCCTAGGTCGTAGTCGGCCATTAGCCCAACCCCAATTCGCAATACTGCTTGACGGTCATTCCGATTTTTCTAGCGTGATAGGATAGGCGATTGCATTCGTTGCATCCTCTGCTACCGCTTCTGCTAACCACTCCGAAATCAGAAAAACTATGGCCGTTCGCGCAATGCGTTTTCTTCCGATTGGCATGATCGGACCTCAACACATTGAGAGAATGTGTCGCCCATTCTAAATGTCCAGGACCCCATTTAACGCAATGTCGCACCTTACAAGTATGATCTGCCTCCATATCGGGATAGACAGATCCTTCTATAACACGATGAGAGAATAGATGCGCTTGCTCTTGGATCCGAACGCCATCTTCGTAGTAAGTGAATTTGCCGTAGCCCTTTGTCAGAGAACCATTCCAAAGCCAATGATCGGGAGTGACGTCTACAAAAGACCAGAATTTCTCTACAAGATCGTAATCAGCCAAAGAAGTTCGCTCCTAGGTCTCGCTCTTGAACCTCGGGTTCACTCTTGACCGTGACGACGGGATCTTTGTACACGCCTTTTCCGGATGCCTGTTCCGGATGAATGTAGCGGTTAAAGACTCGAATGCGGGCGGCACGAGCGAACGTGGGGTTCGACGCCTTGTGCCCTGCCTCGTCCATTTCTGCCTCGATCTTGCTACAGAATAAAAATATCCCTCTGTCTAGATAGAACCCTCGAATGGTGCTAGGCGGGATTCCCAACAGGGAGCTCGGCGGTCGCTGATACCGCTTCGACATTCTCCAGAGTTCCCAGATCGCTGGCTTGTTCGTCTTCGCGAAACTGCTCGAGGCCCTTAAACCCTTCGAACACCTTGCCGAAGATGGACATCTTGTCCATGAACGAGATCTGATCCACGTATGCTCGACCCTCGACCCGAGGACCGGCCTCCGGTTTACGAGTCTGGGGATTGATGACTTCGTCCGGGATGCCGTAGATCACGGGCTGAACCACGGTGATCTGGACGATCTTGTTGATCGTCTTCTCCAGACGGCCAAACTTCTCGGTATCCTTGAAGGCAACGAGGAGGGAGGCTCCCGACTCCTGCTCTTCCTCTGGTGCGCTCTCGTCAATCAGGGCGGTGGAGATTCCGTCCAGCTCATTGATAAGGCCATGCGCGAGCACGTCTTCCATCTCGAGCTTACGAACGAGGCACTTCTGCCCGGAAGGCGTGGTCATGTCGAATGGTGCGTTGACCACGCCCCACGAGGTTACTGCGTACGGATCGGTCATGTTGGCCTCCTAGGGCTCCTATGAAACTGACTTGCTTACGAGGTGGTGACGATACCGGTGGTGGTCGACGGATCCGAGTTCGGGCCGGATGCGAAGATCGCCGAGACACGGAACTTGTATGCGGTCGCCGTGGTAAGTCCGGTACCCGCGATCGAAGCACCGGTGATGGTGCCCGTGAGAGTGGTCCAAGTGCTGTACGGAGACACTGACTTCTCGACCAAGTAGCTGGTCGCAGCAGTGACCGCATCCCAGGTGAGGGCAACCGTGGTCGCAGTAACCGCACCAACGGTGAGATTCTGCGGAGTCGGCAGCGGGTTCGGGGTCGGAGTGAGAGTGATGGAGGTCTGGCTCTCGTTCTGCACGATGTCGTACAGGAGATCGTTCTGGTCATCCAGCAGGGGCAGGCCGAGACCGGAACCCTTGGTGATGAAGAACTCGCCGTCCTTGAACTCGCCCTCGATGGTGTCGTTGCAACGGGCGCGGTAGATGGTGACACGAACGTCACCGCCGGAGTCCGAGATCGACTGTCCCTCGATCTTGAAGTACGAACGAGTGTCCGAGCCGCGCTTACGGAGGAGGATCTTGATATTCGGAGTGGTGCCCGACTCGACCAGCTCGCCGCCGGTGAAAATCGCCCACACCTTCGGCGAGATACCGCCCGCCTCGAGATCCCATTCAACCTGCGCACCCTTACCACGGGTGGTCACGATGCGGTCATCGCCGCGCAGATCCTGGAACTCTTCCTTCTCCTTGAAGGTTAGGGTCTGCATGTTCGGAAGATCCACCGAGGTGGTCGAGAGCTGGGTACCGGCAGCGTCGAGATACGGGGTGATCTTCAGGTCTCGGACGCCGTACGGCAGAGCTTCTGCTAGTGGCATTTCTGTTCTCCTTTGGAGGGATCCTTGAATTTTCGAGTTTCGAGAAGAACGCCGCTCCCCGCATCGAACCGATGTAGTACGATCACACCGGGCTCTGATCCGCACCAGCGAGAAGAACATTTGATCTCGATGACACCGTCATTCAGGACCCCATGTTTCTTGCTGTCGCATCTCAGCTCCTCCACGAGCTACTCAGTCACGAGCCGGAAAGAAGTTCGGTTGTCAGCCCGACGCTCGTTGAGAAGGTACTCCACAGCCTCCGGAGGAAAATCTGCCACCGGCAGCTTGAAGCTGTTGCCGAACATCCAGTTGGAATCCTTGTCCACCTTGATGCCTTTAGCCGACCACTGATCGACCGTGATCTCCCTCCGGGAGGCCGGGCCGTCATACATTACGTACTTGACCGGCGTCTTCTCTGCTACCGAAGTCGTCTCTTCGGAATCAGAAGTCTTTGCCTTTTCCTGCGCCACTTTGGACTGTCCTTCCTTGGGTTGCCCCTAAGTATACCTCATGCAGAAGCCCGGAACAGCACTTCGAAAGCACCGTTCTTCGTAATGGTGTTGTACCCCGGATCTACTAAATCGCCGCCTTCTCCGGTAAATCTCACACAAGTAACGATATATCCATCGGCTCCGTCTACCTGTTCCATGCCAACAAGAACTTCTTCTATCCGACGGAGGATAAGATCCACCTTGGCGAAGTCCGTAGAATCTTCCTTGGGCCAATGAACCCACACGGTAAGAATCTGTGGTCCGATCAGATTACCACGCATCGGTCGTTCCTGCCACCGCAGGATGACGAACGGAAATCCCCGCACCGGAGTCTCATCCTTGCTATAATTCGCAAAGACAGTGCTATCGGTAATGCCCTGGCTGTTTAAAAACGTGTCGTTGACCAACGCCTGGAATACTGCTCGTCTACTCATATCCGCCCCAACAAACCGTCGAGAGATTGCATTAGATCTCGACCAGTCTTTCGAACAGTCGGCATGATTACTTCATCTCGACCGCTGAACTTGACTTCCAGCCAAATTCCGTAGTGCACCGCGTGAGAGAATATGATAGTGTACTTGTCTCCGCCACTGAACGAGATCGTGTGAAGACCCGCGCGGGCCGCGCCGGTTCTATCAGTCCAAGGCGCATCGGTCTTCAGATGCTCCATTCCCTTGAGAGAAGCGTAGTCTACCAGAATGCCGACAGCGCCCTTGAGCTTGACCTCCATAATCTCAATTCTCTGAGACATGCCGCCGTCGTCGAAAGTGAACTTGATTGTGCTAGCCATAAAGAGCCTCCGGACCATAACTCTTAATGCTGGCTTTCACTTCGTAGCCATTGGCAGCCGACACGCCGGTTACGACATACTTCTGAGCTGTCAGCGGATCTACCCAGTAGTCATCCGTATGGATAGTGGCATTCCATTCACCAACTACTATAAAGTCGTACTGTCGATCCTGGCCGTCCTGGCTCGCAACGATTCCATCGCTGCTGCCAGCGGTGAATATCATCTTGACTCTTTGCTGGCTACGCGGGGCACCATCGGCCAACGTAAAGCCGCCATTGCCAGTGCTAACCCGATCCCTTGGGGTCAGCTGTATGTAGCTGGGGTCCTGCAAAATGAACCAATGCGTCAGCTGTCGTAGGACGCTTAGCCCTGGTTCCCCCGGCTCATATGGAGGAGGATCGGGAGGAACAAAACCGTCCGGAAAAGGAACAAACAACATCTCATACCCGCTTCATTCGACCGAAACGAATGGAGCGCAATCTGGGATCGTCTACGATTCCCTCTTCACGATTGGCTCGATCAGTCCAATACTTGAGCATGTCGAGAGCCTGCTTGTGAACATCTGAAAGGGACCTCGTAGACCCTGATTCAGAAACGGTCACGAACTTCGAGTAGGCCGCCGCCCGACCACTCCAATACGTCATCATGATCCGAGCCAGAGAATCACCTGTCTCCACCAAGCCCGTAATCTTGACGTCGTCCCATCCTTCACCGACCGCGTCTGGCGGAAGGTTATTCTTCACGTCCTCCAGAGTTGTTGCCATGATGACATCCTACCTTACGGCTGATTAAAATAGGCCCATGAATTGTCCGGCAGAAACTAAAGGTTGAAGTCCAATAGCCCACTCAATTCCGCCACTGGTGCCGAACTGAGCTCCTGTTACTGCGAAAGATTTAGTTCCAGATGGATTGGCAGCTGAGGCCATTCCTGCGACGCACATGGTTCCATATGTAGTGGATTGCGGAGCCCCGAGACTCACCATGTCAGAGGGGGCAGTCCAGGCAGCGGTGACATTGTTCATGTCTGCGGATGCACTGCACAGCAATATCCCGCCGGGAAGTATTCCAGCGACAGTAGGTGTGACTCTCGGAGTTCCGGTGGCCGTCCACACCGGAGTCGACCAGATCCAAGTACCAGAAGTATTGATCGCACCACGAATGGTTACAATCAGCAAAACTCCATCTGGATTCCCAGATCCTTGTTGGAATATATAGCTAGCCCCTTCACTGGCGGCGACCTTACTCCACGACTTAAAATGCAGAAGATTGGATCCTCGATCCAGCCCAGTGATCGCCGCCCATCCAGCCGGAGCCGTCATCGCAGCATAAGTTCCATAATCATCAAACTGAAATGCGATCATAAGATCGCCATCAGCCGTATCCGTCGGTTTGTTGCACGTCAGAGACGTACCGTTTCCTGCAATTTGCGCAGATCCCACAATAACGGCGGTCATGCTAGGCCACCGCGACGCAGCGCCATTTGGACGTTGCCGCATTCCACACAAAACCAACGTCTAGACGAGCTGTTGTCACAGTGGTCGTAGGCAAAGCCACTGTAGAAGCTTCGTAACTTGCTCCCCACGCGATTGTCCTGGCCGCAGTTCCCGTAAAGGATATCCACAACCTCTGACCGTCTACCGGAGTGCCGGTGAGGTTAGTCGTCATGGACGTAACGGCCGTGGTCATGCCCGTGAATATAGCAAAGTCAGAGTTGTCCGAGTTAATAGACGGAGTTCCGGTCGGAGCAGCAACCGTAGTAACTCTAGGATTAATTCTTTTAGCGCTCATCGTCTGAGCATCTGTTGTGCCGATCAGAGCACCAGTGGGAATAGCCTTCGCCGCAAGCGTGTCTAGATCTGCGTCCCAAGCTTGCACATTTGTACCAATGACCAGCCCAAGAGTAGTTCGCATTGCCGAAGTAGAAGTATCATCCAGCAAAGTTCTAGCCGTACTGGTGAGGTCAGTAGTCGTGAAAGTATCCACTCCGGTGGCATAGATAACTTTGTCCGCTGCCGTTGTAACAGCGGCAAGAGCTGTCAGGGTGGCGTCCAATCCCTGCTTCGCGTCAAGCTCAGCCTGCGTAGCGTCGGGGGTAGCCCATGACATGGATCCATCAGTGCCGGTTGAGGTCAATACTTTACCGGCCGTCGGTGATCCATTCACCACCTTTAGATCTCCAGTGGTGGTGGTACCATCCACAATTGCATTAGCCGTAGAATGGAAGTTCGGAGTGCGCATCGAGCCACGCCGAAAGATATTCCAGTACTGTGGAAAATCAGCATCGACGAAGTCAGATCGAAGAGTCGTGACCAAGTTGATGGCCATGCCTTCGATAACTTCATCTCCGGCTGGACTTCCTCCGAACACGATCTCTGTCATGGTTCCGCCAGAGTCCACGTTGAACTCGCAACCAATGAGAGTGGGCTGGCGGCAATTATTGAATTGGATGCCGACGCTTCGTGCAGCAACCTTGCAACCCGACATCAAGAAGCTACTGGGACCGCCAGAGCCGAATACGCCCACCACCAATCCGGTGGTAGATCCTTCAAACCAGCATCCATCGAATATCCATGTGTTCGCAGTACCTGTGATATTCACATGCGCCGCAACGGTATCTGGATCGGTGTCTCCAATGAACTCGCATCCAATGGCTATGAATCCAGCATTGGCCGTTCCACCAATACCTTTAATGCTGTTGTAGCAATTGACAATCTTGGAATTCGTCATCTCATTCTGGATGCACGAAGTTTCTATTCCCTCGCCAAGATTTTCAAAAACACAATTATGGATCCTAGTATTCCCCGTATTATCCCGAAGGATCAAACCCTTCTGCCCATAGTATGTAGATCCAGTGGAGCCGTCATGCGCACCACGAATTCGCACATCGTCAAAAGAGATCTGAAAGCATCCGGATAGATCAAAGGCTTTTCCGCCAGCAGCAGATATCCATATATCCAAAGACCGAAATGAAACGTCTTGCTTACTTGTAAGAGTGAGCAACGTCCCGGATCCAGCATACTTGATGATGGAACTATATCCAGATCCTACAAGACGATCCTTATCGGTAAGCGCCGGAAGCGCTGTGACCAAATACGTTCCGTTTGGGAAGAACAATGGTCGTCCCGAAGCAGCCGTGTACGCCGCTCCGACTGCTGTTGTGTCGTCTGTAGTTCCATCTCCTACAGCCCCGTAGTCCTTGACATTAACGACGCCGTCAATGTCAGTGGCCGAGATGGAACCGCCATTTAGACGAACGGTCCTGACTGCCATAGACTACGCCAATACAATCGGAGGCTGAGACTGGAAGTTGAGCGCCGTTGCTGCTGTTGCGAATCCAACTCGCTGCACCACATTGCCCGATCCGGAAGGAGCTGTCAAAGTAGCCGCTCCTGGGGTCGTAGACAGGAACTGAGGTCCGGGAGTTAGGCCCGTTACTCCGGTGTCATTACCCTCGAAGTACACGGTTGCCGTCGCGCTGGAAGATACCGCAGCCAGAACAAATCCGTGTGCTTCCTTTCCTGAGGTAGAAGCGTCAGCCTTGCGAACCTTGGCTCCGGTCGAGTTCCACACATTGACGAGATCACCTGCACTGAGAGCTTCCGAAGCAGTGATCGCAGCCGTATCAGCGCCGATGCCAACCGGCATCATTGTCGTAGACAACAGGCCAGCGGCATCCAGGGCGGGAATTTTTCCCGCGTCACCGGCACCAGCCGAGGTCTGGATCGCTGCCTTTTCAGTGGTCGTTCCCGCATTGTTGTAGAGGTACTTATCGCCAGCCATGCTCGCTCCTTAGATTATTGCTATCGACTGCTGTGGCGAGAAATAAATGGTAATCGGAGTGACGGCTTCCGCCACACGACGCAAGAAAGCGGCACCGACAGGATAGTCTTGCGTTAGAAATCCGTCAGAGCCAATCCATATCGGCTGGTTCGGAGTCCAATCCCAAGTAGGCTCTACGACTTGGCCGAGAGCCAATAGATCCGCCTGAATACCATTGCTCCAGGCATTGGTCGTCATCCATACTGGACGAGAAATGTGAGTGGGATCCGAAGAGTCCGCGTATATCGCCTGACCGTCGTCATCCGGAACCATAAGGCGATGGCCCGAGGTGTCCTGGGCGACCATGCGCTGAACGATCACTAGTTCGGCTGAAGTACTACCGGTTACGGCTTCGTCAGGATCCTCAGGAACCTGAATAGAGAACTGATGGCTTCCATCAATCTCGCCAATGTAGTTTCCCGGATTAGTCCAGAAGGCCAAGTTTCCAATAGAATCTGTGTACAATGGATTTGGCAAATTGACGGAACGATCCCTATTGCCAAATAGAATCGCCAATGTAGTTCCGTCAGAAATATACACTGAGACAGCACGGTTTACGGCGTGAGTTCCGTCCGGATACTCTAAACCCTCCGGTCCATACCTTCCCGCGTATACAGTCATTCCTTCTCCCCTACGAAAGAAGGGAGCAGCTAGTCACAGGCCCAGCTACCCCCTCCCTACGAATGGCTACTTGGCCTCGCGGTCAGCTTCCATCTTTTCCAGCATACGGATCTGGAGTTCTTCCTTGGATCCGGTCTGGTCCTCGCCCTTCTTCTTCAGCCACGCGCGAAGCTCCGTGACCGTGAGGGGCGCAACCTTTCCGACGTCCTCGGGATCGAAACCTTCCCCGTCTTCGTCTTCTTCCTGGAGATAGGCCCGGAGACGAGAGGCCTCGTCGTCCACGTCTTCCTGATGAGAGACCTGCAAGGCAGACCGCTCTTCGTCCGACATGTGACCGAACTGCCGATCGTTCACTGCGACCGAGGCTTTGCCACCCGGACGGGTGACCAGCCACTCCTTCTCGGCGTCCGTGAGAGGCCGGGAGAGATCGATCTTACCATGCAGGCTCATGACTAGACCAGCCCTCCACCGTTCGCGTACACGGTCGGGATGTCGTACGAACCGGACGCCTTGAACTGCGTCACGACCGCACCACCGCGCTGACGGATGCCGGTGCCGAAGCCACGGTTGTAGAACGACTCCACGAGGGGGTAGTTCTGCTGGTTACCCGGCAGCAGTCGCAGGCCGCGCATCGCCTGGTTGGCGTGCTCGCGCAGGCCGACGAGGTTCTGCAGATTGCCCGCGCCACCCGAACCGAAGGTCAGCATGTAGCCCTCGGGGATGTACGACTCCTCGATGATCAGGACATCCGCGTAGGAGCCAATCACCTTGAAGCCCTTGTACTGGCTCGGAGGCCGCTCACCCAGGAGACCATCCGCATTCGGGATGATGATGGCGGGCTGACCCGCCGCCGGGATGAAGTCGTAGTTCGCGGTGACGCCGTTGTTGTTGACGGCCCCGGCCTTGAACTTTCGGATCTCCTTCGCCTGCGCGCGGTTCACCATGGAAACGACAGTGGTGCCGTTCTCGATGGAGAAGCCGTGCTCGGCGATGTGCTCGTACGCATCCTCGAGGTCACCCGAGTCGATCTGCGCGCCAGCCGACACCACGAAGTGAGAGTGGGTGCCGTCGAAGGTCTCGCCCTTGTAGGTGGGCGGAACGGTTCCGTCAGCGTTGTAGATCGGATAGACGTTGTACGTCTGGGTTCGGATGTCCGCGGAGCGGTTCCGGTTGTCGAAGATCGCCTCCATGACCTTCCGGAAGACGAGCTTCTGGTCAGCCTCGAGGATCTTGTTGTGGATCGCCTGGATCTGACGGGCGTCCGCATCTGCCAGGTACTTCCAGGTGAAGCGGTTCGCGACGTCGTACCACTTGAAGTCGTAACCCAGCTGGAAGTAATCGACGGTCACGCGGCTCGACTTCGGGACGCCGAACTCAGACGCCTCTTCGAAGGTCGCATCGCCAACCTGCGGGACAGTCTCGACGAGGTTGGTGACCGGGTAGGTCAGCAGCCCGATGAGCTGAGCGCGCTTCGCGTTGTAGATGTCGAGGGTAGCCTGGAATTCATCCCACAGCGAGTTAACATCAATACCGTCGAGAGTGACGGTGACGATGTCACCTTCGGTGTGGTAACCGCCCTTGAAGTCCGCACCCTTGAACGGAAGGAGCAGCAGTTCGAGGAGATTCGACTTGATCATGCGGGCACCGCCGTCCGGTTCACGCGGCAGACAAGACGAGTGCCTTCAGCCGTCCGGCCAACCTGGAACTTGCCAGTGGCCGAAGTGGAATTGATGACACCCGTAGTCGCATCGGCGTAATAAGTAGTTCCCGCCGTGCCGAACGTACCCGCAGTAACGGGATCCCATTCCACAATCTCGCCCGCGTCCATGGTGTCCACGATCTCACCAGCCTTGCGGATCTTAGTGAGAATCAGAATGCCCACGATGCCGGTGTTGCCAGCTCCCTTGACGATCTGGCCACTGGAATTGAGACCGACCCCACGGGGTCGATTCACATCAGCGAGCAGCCAGTCAGCGGCAAGGGGCGCGCGGAAACCGCCCACCATCGGGTCGTACTTATCGTAACGAGCCACGATTACCTTCCTTGGATTGTTCCAGAGCTATACACTAAGCCCCGGATACTTACTTTCGAGTGTCGCCCTCTGGGCCGCTTTTGCGTCGTTGGAGCTATTCCGACCGGACGGATTGCTTCCTGTGCTACCCGCAGATCCGGCGCTGCCGGATACCGATCCATTTCCGTTGTTCCCGTTATTGGAGTTCCCGCCACCAGCAGGAGCCTTCTTCACGAGATACGGCTTCTCTTTGGCAATGCGCTTCAGTTCGGCCTCCAAGCCGTCCACGACGCCTTCTTCGAGATCGATCTCGATTACGTCGCGATTGACCAAGCTCATTACCACCGGTACATCGTACCACGAGTACTTATTGTCGGGATCCCTCACCGCGTTTCGAAGGACTGTGTTGGAAGTGTTCGTGAGCAGCTCTTCGTACTTCTGCTCGAACGACCTCTTCTCAGCTTCCCACTGCTCCTGCTCGGTTCCCTTGCCGTTCTTCAGGGCATCCAGCTCTCCCTGAATGCGCTCCGCTTCCTTCTTGTTCTTGTTCTTCTCGCGGCGATGCCGTGCCGCTTCCCTGCTCAGTGCCGCGATCTGGCGATCTCGTGGATCTGCGATGCCAGACAGATCATCATCATCGTGATCTTCGTCGCCATCATCGTCATCATCCTTGTCCGCCACCTTATCGACGGCACCCTTTGACGATTCGTTGCCATCATCTCCCGCAGAGCCATCGTTGTTTCCGCCACGGAACGGCAGCAGAAAAAGATCCAGTCGGGGAAGGGAGCTCTTGCTCATTTCGGAGAACCTCCGGTTCGTCGGTATGCTTGAAGCCTGCCGACATACTACCTCATGCGGACCGGCGGAGCCCATCATCTGTGTGTTCGGCGAGCCACGAATTGTATTTCCCAGCCAGATAATCGTTGATCACTGTCTGAACATCCGGAAGATCGGGAGTGATATAGCACAAGCAATTCGGATGAGGCTTCTTGGGAATACGATCTACCGGAAATAACCCGATCGAGGCGTAGGTATTGCACTCGTCGGGAACTTTGTGCGAGCCGGAAAGATGCCATCTGGACTGATTCACCCAAGGTCGATCGGCCATATCAGCCGCAGCTTGCGCATGAAACGCATTATTTATTTCGCTTCGAGCCAAGGTTTGAGCTCTAAAGCTCACTCCACCGGGCACTTTGGGGTTGAAGAACGACCTTAGATCCTTCGCCATGTCTGCCGCAGACGATCCCTTAGCGAGATGGCTATTTACGACTCGGCTAACTTGGCCTTTAGATAGGGCTTCAGACCTATATAACCGCTTACTCAGCGGCTGCTGAGAGTCGGTCATCCTCGTTACCGTGACTTGAATATTACGTCGAGAGGTCTGTTCCAACGATCGCTTGAGGACTTCCCGCTTAGCCGGATCTTCAATGATGCGATCATAGATCTTAGATGCAGAATGAAACTCGGCCTCCGTGGCCGCCTGTGCCGCATTCGCCTGGCCCTCTCGAACTACATCTCCGAGCTTCTTGTACAGCGATGAGAGCACCATCGTGATGGCCCCACGGTTGCCCAGCAGTTGAGCACGCCGCACAGCGGCACCTACACCCGGCGCAGCGTCAATGCGGCTGAGGTGCTTGTCAAGGTCCTCTAATGCAGCCTGTAGCACTGCGGCAACTTGGGCGTCAGATGCCTTCTGAACCCTGAGGAAGCGGACAAGCCAGTTCTCCTTATCCGACAGGCTTTGGCTTGCCATCCTCGTCCAATCTGAACTCTCTCACCTCTCGGGCAGTGACGATGAAGTATCTCGCACCGCCCTCAGAAGCAGCCGGAGGCCAATTCCTCATGTCTTCATCACTAGGCCAGCAGATGCCTCGAGGATGTGTATGGAACATCGCGACAACTCTCTCCCAAACCATTGGGAGGATCCATCCCTGAGACTCCGGATTCACCTCGTACGAATCCATCGGGGCATCAGAGATATTCGGCATCACAATGAAACTGCCATCATCCAGCACATATCCGCAGATTTCCTGAATGCTGTTCGCCAGAGCCACCAGGCCATGAATGGTATTCGCTGGAAGATCAATCATCAGTACACCAGAATCTTGTTGAAGGCCGGGGACTTCTTCTTGTTCAACTTCTTCGCAGATCCGCTGCCCTTGCGCTTCTTCTTCGTGCTCTTATTAGATTTGAGACGCCGATCCTTCTTCGTCCCCTTGGATGGCTTTCCCATGACGTCTCCTTCCGTGAACATTACTTACCTCGACGCTGAGGCCGAGGAGCCTTGGAGGCTGCCCTCGCAACGCGCTTCCCCTGCATCGCAGAGTTGAACTGAGAGATACCCGAAGAACGATTCGCAGCAGCCTTCTTGCTGCCACCATATCGAACCGTCACGGAAGGAAGGCCGGACCGCGTGGTTCCGCCACGGACATTGACCTTCTTGCCGAGATTCACCGTTTGGCCCAGGACCTTGCTCGTTACTCGATTCTGGGCCTTGCGAATGGTCTTCTCAATCACGGGATCTAGGTGCTCGCCCGGACTGATCTTCTTTACGAGCTTCTTGATGGCGGATTCGTTCTTGGCCGTGACTGCACTTTCGAACTTGGTCGGGCTGCGCCGCTCCACGCGGAAATGCACCCCCGCCGAGACACGATAGTTCTTGGAGATGTTGGTGCCAGCGTTGATGCCTGCCGTCTGAGAGCGAAGACTATGCCGAGTGTAGGGCACGCTCGAGACCTTACGGCCCGAAGTCCATCGGCCGAAACGATCTCGCGCCTGGCGACTATTGAACCGGCTCATCGCCTTCCCTTCTTTCCGCTGTGCTTGCTCGCTGGCAACCTACGATACCGTATCTTCGGCCCGCCCGCTGTGCGATGCGCCTTCTCGTGCGCCCATGGCTGTTTACTCGCAAAGGCCCATCGGTCTTCGCCATTGCTTCTTGGACTTAAAGCCGTGATACACTCCACGTTTACGTTTCGGAGACAATGGGATCAAAACCTCCTAACTCCAGATAAGCCCTGGCTCGCTTCATGTAATCTTCGTCCTCAATCCTAGACAGAGCCATATTACATTCGCTGCCCCATGTCATGAGCGTGCATACGACGAGTCGCGAGGGTTGGAGAAGCTGCCTGATGCGCTCCGTACGCCTGCGCACCCACCGCGCCAGCGATAATCACAGCCCTCGCGATATTGACGTTCCGCCTGATCTTCTTGCGCCGAGCGTTCGCCTGAGCCGTGGTCAACTTCGGAAGCTTTGAAGCCTTATGCTGAGCGATCGCCCGACGAGCCGCCTTGTGGCTTGCGAGCGCCGATCTCTTGCGCTTAGGAGACGAACGCTTCGCTACGCTCTTGGTGCCCTTCGATCCCGCAGTCCTAGAGAACCGGCCTCGGGTGTCTCGCTTGTATCCACGACGTAGTCCCATATCATACTCCGTAATCTTTGAGGAACTTGCGCTGCGCACGATTGAGAGCTGTACCCCTATCCATCATATTCTCAAGGATAGACACGTACCGCGCCTCAGCTCGGTCCCTCCGGGACCCTGTAGCCTTTACCACTGCCCCGGCCCCGAAGCTATCTTGGATAGCCTTGGACATATCCTCACGGCGCTTGAGGCGGATAGCCTCATTGGCGTCGAGCTTAGCCTGCGCCTTGGTTCGCTTCGCCTTGTTCTTCTTTTCGAAGTCCCTACGAGCCTGCGAACCTACGTTGACGCCCGCCTTCTTCTCCAAGTCCGCCAGCTTCTTCGCTGCGGCAACGGCGTTGTTCTCCAGACGAATGCGCTCGGCGTCGTTCAGCCCCTTGACGACCGTGACGTGCTTGCCGTCTTCGGTGATGAGCGCGCCCGGCGTAGGGACGGAATTGCTCGTAGGATTAGACTTCGGCTTCGGCCCCTTGCGCTTCAGATCTACCAGTGCACGTTCGCTCTGCACTGTTGCGACACCGGTCGTCACCTTGGCTGCCACTGGCGAAGAAGTGGGATTCGATTTAGCCGTGGGCTTACTCGGCTTAACCTCGGTTCCGTTTACTGCTTTCGCGTGAACAGGTGCAGGAGAAACTGTGCGAGACGGGCTCGGTGCAGTCTCCATTTTCGTTGGCTCAGTGATCTTTCCAATGAACGGCGCTTTCGGTCCTTTAGATTTGACGGGAACGTGTGCGACGTTTCCGAGCGGGGCATCCTTGGTTCCCTTGTTGTTTCCACGTGAACCAATATACGCCCCCGCACCGGCAGCACCTACGACCACCGCACCAAGCGCGGCCCGCTTGATGTTCGTCCTACGCGCGGCCTGCTTCTGCTGTGCCTGTTTCGCAAGGAACGCATCGTAACGCTTGGTGTTTCCCCCGGTAGCGCTAGCCATAGAACTACTCCTCTTGATAGGAGTAGCGCCAGCGGTCTTGAGTCCTCCAAGAGAACCGGTTGACCAACGACCATGGAAGTCCCGCTTCTGGGAGGGATTGTACTTACGACGACGTGCCATCAGTGCTTCAATCCCCTCTTCAGCTTGGACCCGCGTAGAAGATTCTTCAATCTATCTTCCGCCTTCTTGGCAGACTTGGGAGCCTTGACGCCCGCCCCGATCCGGTGTTGCATGACCAGGGTGTTATGGACGGGACGCCTGACACTCGCGTTCTGCCGCTGCACTCGTACCGCAAACTTGCGAATGCCGAACGCCACGACTCCTCCTCAGTGCTTTGACCTATTCTACCTTGCGCCCGGCCCCGCGTTGTTGTTCGTTACCGTGGTCACAGAGGGTGCGCCCGTGCCCTGAACTGCGGCACTCGCAACACTGGAGGTGCCGATATTCGCAGACCAATTCTTCGCTTGGCCTTCAATCTCCTGAGCCCAACGATTCGCCAGCTCATCGCCATTCTGAGCGGCAGCGATCGCAGCAGCCTCCTGAACCACCTTGAGATCATCACCTTCGTCGAAGGTGTAGCCGTACTGCGACAGCTTGGCCTGTGCCTGTGCGATAGTGATGAGACCACTAGCCTGGAGCAGCAGGATCTCTTGGATGCGAGCCTCGCGGTTCACGGGCATGGGATCGCCCACTACTGAGACAACCCGCACATCCGGAAGGTCCAGACTCTCGAACACGGGGAACCACATGGTCATCAGGTCGTAGAACATCTGGTCGTGCGTACCCAGAATCTCTACTTCCTTCACCTCATTGTTCGAAAGAATCGGTCCCAGCTGAAGCGACAGCGAGATGCCCGATTCCGCCACCGTGACGTCTACTCGGCCTTGCGCGATCTCGGGAATGCCCAGCGCCTGAGACATGTGCTCGTGAAGCGACTTGCTGTGATCTTGGAACGGGGCCACGGTGGACACGCCGCTCACGCGATTGAAGAAGTTGCCCTGTCCCACCTCAGCCACTGTGGCGGGGCCGATGGTCCAATCGCCATCAGTGCCGTCTGCGTTCTTTGGCGGAGCTGCGTCCGTCGCGTACACGCCGAGACCTTGCATCACCAGCGTCAGGTTCTCGTCTGTGAGAGACTGATTGATGCCCGAGATGAGAGTCTCTACGCCTGCGATCTCGCTGAGGCCGTAGGTCTGTCCGGGGATCTGATTGTTCTTCCAGTGGTAGATCGGCATCGAAGTGATGCGAGCATCCAGCGCGAACTGAGGCTTAGTCGCTGGATTCGATACCGGCTTGAGATCTGCCGTCTTCAGATACCGATCGTCCCACTTACCAATTTCCCAGAAGGTTAGCGCACTAGTCCATCCTCCGGGATCGCTCCCCAGTGGGACAAAGTAACCACCATTCTTGTCGAGCACGGCGTTCGCTCGAAGGTACGTCTGACGACGAACAATCTTGGCCGAGCGATCGTCCGGCTTGTTCGGGTCTTGCACGAAGTCTACGAGGTGCGCACCCAGCAACCGATCCGAATTATCGGGATCTTCGATCGCGAAGTAGTTACTAGGGTTCAGCTCATGAATGCTTATCTTGGAACCTGGCAGCTTGGTCTCGTCAGCGGTGATGTGCCATAGCGCATCCCCGCGAATGAGATAGTAGCGCCGCTGGTTGTTGAATTTGGAGTGCATCTTCTCGCGCTTGAAGAGATTGCTCATCGCCAGTTCAGCTTCGGCTCGCTGCGCATTGTCTCCGAATTTGGGGCTCACCACATAGCTGAAGTCCTTAGCGAGGAAACGATTCGCTGCGTCCACCATTTTGCGCGCGGACGGGATGTACAACTCCAGCCCGTCTTGGTCCTCACCTCGCAGCAGGACCTTGAACATCTCGGGACGATTATGATAGAAGTCTTCATACAGCTTGTACGCCCGAATGCGGAACATGTCTTCGCCAGAAGATGCCAGATTCGAATCCAAGGCAACCTTGTCGAAGAACGGAACGGCACTCGCGTACTGACCAGCCGCCGTGAGTGGACTTGTCATCGTGCGCGAACCTTAGCCTTTCTGGATCGACTTTCGGACGCTCGATCTTGAGGCGTACCGAAGAATCCCTTGAAGAAACGACCCAGTGCCTCGGGCGTGTGATCGTCCTTCTTCATTGGAAGTTCCTGAGATGCGACGGAACTCTGCTCCCTTTTCTCAGGATATCTGTACTCATTAAACTCGTAAATGCACATTGTACACGACCGGTCTATCATCAGCTGCGGTCTACGATCCACATGACCACGCGGTACGTGTGCATTTACTTCCTTGAGAGACTTGCGAATAGCATCAATTCGATGCTGTAGCTCACCTCCGGTATTGCCTCGCGCGCGCACCTTCAGCGTGTTCTCGAGTATACGAGTATCGCCTGGTGAGGCCGGATCTGGATAGAAAGTGATAAGGCTGGATGGCGCGAGCCCCCGCCGGTAGACCTCATCAGCGAACTCTTGAGCAGTAAGGCCGGGCTGGTAGAACTCCTTGAGGACGTTGACGTCTCCCCAGGGTCCCACCTGAATGAGAAGCCATACGTTAGGATTCGTGAATCCATAATCCACCGCACCGAAAGTTTGCCAATCTGGATCGTATTCCAGATCCCCGACATGGATCTCTTCATCGAATTCCTTGAATACGCGGCCTACGAATTCAGTGAAATCTGCACCGATTTCTTGATTAAAGCTCTCCTGCGTCATAGAATCCATGAGGTCTAGGATCTCAGAATCCACAGCTAATCCATGCGCCTGACACATCTTCTGGAGACGCCCAATGGTATCATCAGGGTTCTCGCGCTCTGCCTTCTCCATGAGCAGCTCAGCTGCCGATGCACCTAAAGTCGCGAACTCTGCACTCATCAGCTGTTGCAACGTCTTCACATCTCGCGCTTTTGTGGGCTTGCGATAGACGTAAGGATTGATCCACGAGGGCGCACGCCAGCTAGCCCAGTCCGGAATACCGGGGTCCTGGCCCATGCGCCACTTCTCATAGAAGTGATTCTTGCCCTCAGGGGTGGAGGTATGCAGCGACCAGCCGTTGAAGTCTGCCAGGGTAGGACGAATAGACTTGGTCCACACCCGCTCTTTGATCTTCGCTGCCTCAGCCATGATCACCCCGCTGAGACCTTCACCCACCAAGCTCTCCGGGTGAGCCGCCGACTTGCCGTGCACCTGGAATCTACCATCCCATAGAGAGATGTGCATACTTCCGCCAAGAGGGTCGTTGTAGGTGCCCGGCTTGTCGAAAGGAACGTCCAGCCTCGTTAGCTCGTTGTACAGGACGCGAAACTCTTTCTCGCTATCGCTGTAGTTAGGCCCTACGATCCAGAACTCACGCCGCTTCATCTCATGTTCGAGGCGCTTCTTCTGCGTGAGCGTATAGAAAGCTTCCGGGACTAGCTCGTGTCCACCCAAGTCGCTCTTGCCGAAACGACGACCACACGAAGCTACTCGATGCCGGGCCGTAGACTCGGCGATCATCAACTGTCCCGGATGTGGATCCCACCCAATGTAGTCTAGAATCGCCCACTTATCGAAGATGTGTGGGGCTGCCATGCCTCTAGGATACCACGCGAAGCGGGGTGTTCGCCCGCTCTCCTAGTTCTCAATAGCACAGAACCTCGCTAGTGGTGGTCTCTAGCGAGGTTCTGTGTTGGACGGGATCGAGCGTACCGGCCGACGAAGCTAATACGCGATCGCCAGTCCTATCGGCTGCACAGACAGAGGAAAAGGCGGAACCCCTGGCGGCACCGGCAGCCGATGTCTATACGAACTTGCTGTTGCGGATCGGATTGGACGTACCGCCCCGAATGCGCTGCCCACCGGCCGGGAAACCCGAGGTGCTGTTCGCGCCGATGAAGCGGTTCTGAGGAGCCTGCGGGGAACGCCGACGCAAGGTCGATGCGGTGTGGATCGCGAGCTCGGTAGCCGCGTCAATGTCCTGCTGACCCACCTCTCGCAAGATGGGATTGAACTGCCCACCGCGATGCTGGAATCGCTTTACTGCTCCCATCGCTTTCTCCTGTCTATTCCGTATTCAGCCTAGAGACCAGTATACCCTACCCAGCGCGGAAGCATGGGCAGGGCAACCAGGGGATTCTATAGTTCGGGTTCGTCCCTTCCCTAGAGTAGATTTATTCCTCGGGTCGCACTCTAGACCACTGAGTATCTTTTGTTGTCAGCTCGTGCTCAGGAGCTCAGTGGCTGGTTTGCTCTCGAGGTCCAGCAACCTCGTACGGCCAGTCTCTGGGGGATGAGACCTGGGCCGTATCCCTAGGCTGCGTTACCGCTTCGGGAAGCTAAGCTGAGAGCAGTGGACGTATCCAAACGACTATTATGGTCAATGGGACACTACTCTCAACGTGGACTCTGCAGGAATCGAACCTGCCTACCTCTCGGGCTCCCGAGTGCTCAGCCAATGAGCTAAGGGTCCGCAGCCCCGGAGTGTTTAAAAAGATCGGGGCGCGCTCTGTTCGGCTGGCCTAGACTTGAGGTAGCTACTCCCCTATCCACAAACCAATACCTACACCGCTCTTAACTGCGAGAGCTTACCCCGCAGAGGTAATCGGTCTACCTGACTCGTAGTAGCTGCACTTGTGCGATTCTTGAATGGCTACTACTACTCGTGGCGGGAGTGGGATTTGAACCCACGGCCTTCGGATTATGAGCCCGACGCGCTGCCTAACTGCGCTATCCCGCTTCGGAAATATAGGGCCTTGGTGTATGCCCGCTGATCCTATACTCCGGTCCCTTTGTGCCTTCAGCGCCCGGCCGAAGCTTATGTCCGGGAGTCTACCTTGCGGCGCTCTCACGATACCCGGCTACCGGCAGGGCTAAGAGAGTGCTACTCTCTCGTTGGATTCCGCCCTAGCTTGGAACTCTGTGTGGTTCACGGGCAGTTTCACTGGCGTACCCAGGCCGCGCCTCGTTGTCTTCCACGGCTACGAGGCTAGAGCCGCCCTGATGAAGGATCCTCTAGAGGATACTACATTCGGAAGCTTAGCCCTGGGTCTCGACCGGGGGCTCGGTGGGCAGGTCGTCGGGAACGATGTCGTCCAG